GTATTCTTACTTTCGGCCTGCGCAGGTGGTGGTGGAGGTGGAGGTGGTAGTAGCAACTCCAGTGATTCAACCACTGGTTACAGCGCCGGCACCATGTCTCTTTATGGATTCACCCAAGGTACTCGTGCCACTGTGCCTTACGCTACACCTCAGTTGGTCAGTACTTTCAATCCCTACGGCAACAACAATACCTATGCCAATAATGCCAGTCAGCAATATGTAGTCAACAATCTTACCGGCGACGGCGGTGACGACATGATCATTACCGGTCGTCGTACCAGACCCGACGGAACAGTAAATTCCAGCAACTGGGTTGACAGTAGCATACAGTTATTTGATTGGCAAAACGGTAAACTGACCAATGACACTGCCAGATTCTTTCCCAATGGCAACAACATGATCCTGGGCACAGATCCTACTGTGCAGTTTGCCGATTTCTTCCATAGCGGGCATACAGATATATTTGTGAGTCCCAGCACCGATTCCAATTACTATGGACCCACAGGCACCAGTGTGGCTTATCTATATCGTAATTTTACTGCCAGTTTCAGTCTAAATACCATTGATTTAGGCGTTCCGGTCTGGGCTCACGGTGCCACCATTGGTGACCTAGACCGTTCAGGCTATCAAAGTGTGGTCATTGCCGACATGGGGCCTAATACCAGCATCCTGATAAACAATCACGTGAATGGCTTTACAGTTTATCAAGATCACAATGGAGTTGACGGTCAGCTTCGGTGGGGTGCTGCCAGCGTGGCTGCCGCTGACTTTCTCGGCACCGGTGGCAACCAACAGTTGGTATTTACTGATGCGGCCTGTAGTGGAGCTGCTGTAAACTGCGGCGACAGCACCAGCAGTACCAAACTGTACACTTGGAATATTACCAATGGGCAGATGAGCCTTAACTATGTCAAGGATCTTCCTACTCCCATATTTGATCAGGCACAATGGGTGGGATCTACCAATGGAGGTCACAACTATCTAGTGATCACCAACGACTTCAGCAGTGCTGGAAGTGCAGACTTGATGATATTCAGTTCTCCCAACAATGGAGGTAAACTCAGTGCTATTCAGCTGTTGCAAAATGATGGTCATGGCAACTTCACAGATGTGACCAGCACCATGTTGAAAGGCTACAACATGAATACCTACGGCACTTATCATCCACAGTTTATTGATCTAGGCAATGGACAAAAAAGTATGATTGTCAGCGAAGGAGGCGACAATAGCAGTGCCAATAACAGCACACAATTCCTTATCAAACAGAGTGCCACTGGACCTTATGTGGCTGCATTCCAAAATATCATTACTGATTTTGCCAGCCAGTCTAACATGATAGCCGGTGCACAGAACGGGCAGAATACAGTGGCTGTGGTCAAGGATCCCAACAATAATCTATATCTTGCTACCACTGTACAATACACAGTCAGTGGCCAGCTACGTATGAGTACCTATCTGAGTCTTGTGGGAGGTTCAGTGAGTCCTATGACGGCACAGGCCGCTTTTAATCAAGTCAAGGCATCATGGCCTTGGATGAGTCCTGCACAGGTCAATTCGGTCTTGGCTGCTACATCCAGTTCATACATGACCGATGCTGGGACCGGGTTGGTACTCAATCCTAATGCCCTGTTGAACCCAGTAGGAGTCATGAGTGTTGCTACTAAATCAGGTCTACAGACCTTATCGGGCGGTATTGCTGGTGTCAACTTGGGCTCCATGAGCCAACTACAGGCCGTTGATAGTTTGGGTAGAAACTTTAACGTGAATTTTGCCAACAACAATTACACAGGTCCCAACAGTTTTGCTACCAATACCGAACACGTTGATCAGTACAACATGACTAGCCATACTGAATACTTGTTGAATGGCAACACAAACACAGTCTATACACCGGGAGGGCCTATGCGCCTGGGCTATGAGGATCGTAATAGATTCAATACTATGGCTCCACCTGCTGTGCCCAAGGAGTTTGGTGATCAGTCAGGTAATCAAGGTTTATATTTAGGACAAACACAACCCAAACAGTGGAGTTTTGGCTTGCCTCAAATCTATCGCATCGGCAACTTTTATACCGGCATGCAGTACACCAGTCTGAGCTCCAACCCCTGGTTGAATTTCACCGGAGCATTTGGCTCGATCAACAACAGTGGCACCTTAGAACAGGTTGTAACCTATGCCAAGAATGGATTCAGCATGCAAGGTGCACTGATGCGTACCACTACCAATTTCAGATCTGGCATGGTCACTGATGTGAGTCCAATCACAGCGGCCTGGGCCGAAACCGGTTACAGATACACACAGGACGACTTTGGCGATCTTGGTATGTATCTGGGTGTTAAACCAGTGGTGCTAAATGGTAGTGTCACTGCAACCATGCCAACCGGCGTTGACAATGCAGGCAATACCGTGTACACTACAACTAAGATGGGTGTTACCAGCCAGACTACACCTTATGTAAGATTGTTGTACACCGGTACTATCGATCGTAACAGTGGCTACAGATTATCGGGCATGACTACCCAAACTGGTCAGTACCGTGCAATGGCCGAATACAGATACACATTTAATTGATATGATAATTGAACTGATTGGAACTTGGTTGATAGTGGGATTTTTTTCCGCCATCGGATGGAACGTTGCCGACGAAACTGTCAACAAACCTTATCTTGACCCGGCCCTACAAAAAATGGTCAAAACAGACAAGACCTCAGAAACTCCACCAGCACCACAAGAACAAAGTAAATAGCAGTCACAGCGGCCTTTACGGCGTCATCCCGCTTTACAAACTCTGCCGCCTATGCTATAATCTAACATAGGAGAAACAACATGGCAAAGTATTACTCAACAAAAACATACGGCACTGATCGTGGATTAAGTTGCTGTTTCCGTCAATGGCGTGCCACCCACAGTCATTGCAGTTTACTACACGGCTATTCCATTGGTATCAAGTTAATCTTTGAATCAGACACCTTAGATGACAAAAACTGGGTCATGGACTTTGGTGGACTCAAGCTGTTCAAAGACTGGGCCGAAGATACCTTTGATCACAAACTGGTGATTGCACTAGATGATCCGGACTTTCAAACTTTCATGTTGCTGGATGGCAAGGTAGCCGATGTGCGTGCAGTAGAAGGTGTGGGCTGTGAAAAGTTTGCTGAACTGTGCTACAAAAAGATGGCCGAACTGCTTGAGCAAATGAAACAGGATAATGTGGGTCGCTATCCGGTCAACGCCAGTGTGCGCCTTAAGAGTGTGGAAGTGTTCGAACATGATGCCAACAGTGCCATCTACGAAGGCTGATTTTTAACAGCCATTATATACGCCTATAAATATTTCCATGACAAAAGCATACAAAATCGCAATCTTACTACCCACACGTGGGCGCACAGACTCATTAAAACGCAGTGTAACCAGTATTATTGGCCTGGCCAAAAATCTGGATGACATACAGTTGTTGATGGGCTTGGATCACGACGACGAAGTAGGGTTAAACTACTTTAACGAAGAGATAGAACCGTTCTTGGACGAGTCAGGGGTAGAGTATTCTGTCATGGGTTTTGACAGATTAGGTTACGGTGCCTTGAATCGTTACTACAACACTCTAGCAGAAGCGGCCAGCGCTGATTGGATCTTTGTCTGGAATGACGATGCGGTCATGCATACTCAGGATTGGGACACCGTGATTACGCCACACACAGGTGAATTTAAACTGCTCAAGGTACACACCCATAACGATCATCCTTACAGTATTTTCCCCATCGTTCCTGCCGCCTGGATCGAAACCTTGGGCTACATTAGCCTACATCAGATGATTGACGCAGAGGTTAGTCAAATTGCCTACATGTTAGATCTGATGGAAATAATCGAGATAGATGTTACCCACGATCAGTCTGACCTGACAGGCGAGGAAGATGCCACAAGCAAAAACAAAATGCGCTTTGAAGGCAACCCTATAGATCCAAGAGATTTTCATTATCAACCACGCATACAACGTCGCATCGACGACAGCGATAAACTGGCCGAACACATGTTGAAACAAGGCATGAGCACAGACTGGTGGCAACGAGTCAAGATGAACCAACAGGATCCCTGGCAAAAACTCAAAGAAAATGACATCAACAAACAGATGATACAGTTCCACACTATCAGAGATCCTATTACCAACACTACACGTATTATCAAGGGCGATGCCTAGTAAAATAGCCATTGTAGGCGGCGGTACTCTTGCGCGAGCCATTGCTGAACAGCACCCAGGTGATGTGCAGATTTATGCACACGGAGTGTTTGATATCACTGATAAAGAGCAGTGCGATCAGTTGGTACCCGAACTGGCCACGTATGATGCAGTTATTATTACCGCAGGAGAAATCGGTAACGACATCTGGAGCATGTGGATGACCAACACAGTGGGCCCTTGTTATCTGGTCGGAAAGTTAAATGATACTGCCATGGATCAACGCATTATTGTAGTGTCTAGCTATGCTGCAAGGTGGACCAGTTGGCCCGATGTAACGGTGGCCAGATTGACCTACAATCAGAGCAAGCGTGCCACCAGCGAATATGTACAGGGTCTGGTACAACGTGGCAGTAAAAATCAATTGACTGTGGTAGAGCCCAGTGCGTTCCAGTCGCCCATGAGTGGAAATCGCGGTGCCACTGCTGAGGACATGGCGGCCCAAGTCATTGCAGTATTGGAAAACCCCATGCATGTGATAACGGTGACTGTAAGATGAATCGTAAAGTTTTTAGCCGAATTGATAACACCCTGTTGGTATCTGTATTGGATACCCGAAACATGGCACCAGGTCGTGCAGACGCAGCCACGGCTGATGAAATACTACAGGTGTCAGCCATGAGTTTGAAACAGGGACGTCGTGTAAATCCACACAAGCACGTGGCCACTGCACGACAAACCATTGGCACCCAGGAATCCTGGGTAGTGTTGTCGGGTCAGGTAGAAGTACAACTGTTTGATCTTGACGATACCACTGTTGATACCTTTGTTTTAGAAGCCGGTGAATGTATGACTACCTATCGCGGTGGACATACCTTGGAAGTACTAGACGATGCTGTCATCGTTGAAATTAAAAATGGACCTTATTATGGCGCACAGCTTGACTCACAGCCAATCAATTGACGGCTGCTTAATTTCCGGAGCACCTGTTGTCAAGATCCTGGATCTTGGCCAGCATGCCTATGCTGATACCTTTGTTAAACCAGAACAGGTAAATCTCAGTGAGCCTGTGTTTCCTTTGGAAGTATGGATGAACGCCGAATCAGGTAGCATACAGTTGCGCTACATCAGCAATGCCGAAGATCGTTACAATCTCTACAGCTACAGTTATACATCCAGTAACAGCAAGTTTGCTCGTGATCACTGGGATGAATATGCGGCCACTATGAAAGCACGCTTTCCTGATCAAGACCTTGTGGTTGAAATTGGATCCAACGATGGCTACTTGATACATCAGTTTAAATCGGATCATACTCGAGTGCTAGGGATTGATAGTTCAGGAGCCATGTGCAAATTGGCAACCGAACGTGGAGTTGACTGCATACATTCTGTGTTTGATCGTACCGTGGGCGAGGCCGCCGAAATCACCAATGGTCCTGCTAGCTTGGTCATTGCCAACAATGTGTTTAACCATGCCAACGATCCGGTCAACTTTGCACAAGGTGTAGCGGCCTTGTTGTCCCCAGGTGGACGTTTTGTGTTTGAACTGCCCTACTGGCTCAGCACCATTGAGCGTGGCACCTTGCCAGATCAAGTTTACCATGAGCATGTCAGCTACTTCACAGTCAAGAGTGCCTGGAACTTGCTACAAGCAGCTGGCTTGGAAATTGAGGATGTGGATTTGGTCAATTATCATGGTGGCAGTATACGTGTGATTGCACGTCATGCCACCGGTGCTGGTATGCCTGTGGTGGTCGAAGATTATATTGCTAGAGAAACCCAGATTGGCCTATTCAGCGTAGACTTTTATCGCAATCTACAACGACAGTTCGAACAACAACGCGATGCTTGGCTTGCTAACTTTTATCAAATACGCTTGGCCGAACCCGATGCTGTATTCATTGGTGTAGGTGCTGCTGCCAAGGCCAATACCTGGTTGACCTGGCACGGACTCACTGCTTCACACCTACTGTGTGTGACCGATGCCAGCGAACATAAGCAAGGCAAATATACTCCACTTACCCGTATTCCAGTACGGAGTGACCAAGAGTTTGCTCAACATGATAAGCCTTATGCTTTGATTTTGAGCTGGAATATTAGTGAGCCACTCAAACAAGCACTAATAAATATCAACCCCAACATAAGGTTCCTATCACAATGAAAAAAGTAAACATATTCCGAGACACCATTGACGGTCTCGAGCGTCACACAGACGATCGCGGTATTATCGCTGACATTTTCTACAACGCACAGATTCACCATGTGGCCTTGGTCACAACCAAACCACATAGCCTGCGTGGCAATCACTATCACAAAGAGTCAACCCAACACATGCTGATGACCAAGGGTCGTATGGAATACTGGTACAAGCCAGTAGGATCCGATGAGCCCAGTCAGATGGTCATGGTCGAAGTAGGCGACTTGGTTTCGACCCCACCCAACGAAATTCATGCTTTGCGTTATCTGGATGATGCCGAAAGCGAATTCATTGTGTTCAGCGAAGGCCCAAGAGGCGGAGCTGACTACGAAGCAGATACATTTAGAACAGACAGCATTTTTGACGGAAAATAAACCCTAGGACTATTATGAAAAAAACCGCATTTATCACCGGAGTCGCTGGACAAGACGGAAGTTACTTGGCAGAACACCTGTTAGAACAAGGTTATCGAGTAACTGGTATTGTGCGTCGTAACAGCACAGTAGAACATCAGCGTAATCGTGTGGATGGTCTTCCATTGGAATTAGAATATGGTGATCTCACTGATCAAAGCAGCCTGGAACGTGCTCTCCGCATGTTCAAGCCAGACGAGATTTACAATCTTGGCGCACAGAGTCATGTGCGTATCAGCAGTGACATCCCGCAGTTTACAGCACAAACCAACAGTATTGGTGTGCTAAACCTGTTGGAAGCCTACAAGAGTATCTGCCCCGAAGCAAGATTCTATCAGGCCAGTTCTAGTGAAATGTTTGGCAAAGGTGTAGACGAGGATCTGTATCAACGTGAAACTACACCTATGAAGCCAGTCAGTCCATATGGTTGCAGTAAAGTATTTGCCTACAATATCGTACGGCACTATAGAGAAGCATTCAAATTACATGCCAGCAACGGTATCCTGTTCAATCACGAAAGCCCACGACGTGGATCAAACTTTGTGACCAACAAGGTGGTCAAAGGTGCTGTAGAGATCAAACTGGGTCTTACAGATAAACTAGAAATGGGCAACATGGACAGCTATCGTGACTGGGGACACAGCTATGACTATGTGCGGGCCATGCATAAGATCCTTAATCACTCAGAGCCTGTTGACCTTGTGGTGGCCACTGGCGAAACTCGCAGTGTGCGCGACATGTGCAACTATGTGTTTGGCCGGTTGGATTTGGATTACAGCCAGTACGTGGTACAGAACAAGAAGTTTCTGCGCCCAGAGGAGTTGCCATATCTGCGTGGTGATAGCTCCAAATTAAGAACCTTGTTGGACTGGGCTCCTACCTACACATTCGAACAACTTATGGACGAAATGATTGAATATTGGATGGATATCTATCAGAAAGATCTTGCAAAGTCCTAGGACGATAGTGTATAATAGTGTATGAACAAAATCTATTATACTTGGCGAGATGTAGAACGGCAGACACAGGATATCCTGCGTCAAATGCAATTGGATGGCTGGCGTCCAGACTATGTGGTAGGCCTCACACGAGGCGGTCTGATTCCAGCCAATCTTATTAGTCAATACCTGGGCTGTCCAATGGAATGTCTCAAGGTCAGTCTGCGTGATGATGCTAGTCCACCCGAACACAACTGCTGGATGAGCGAAGATGCCTTTGGCTATGGTGGTGTTACCTTTGATGGCGATCCTGCTCGTAGCTCTAAACCTAAAAAAATACTGATTGTAGACGATATCAACGATACTGGTGCCACCCTGAACTGGATCAAGAAAGACTGGAAATCCAGTTGTCTACCTGATGATCCTAAATGGAAAGATATCTGGAACAAGAGTGTGCGTGTTGCCACCTTGGTTGACAACGAGTCAAGCAAATCAAAACTGGATGTCAACTATTCGGCTGTGACAGTCAATAAGGCCGACAAGGATGTTTGGATCGTGTTTCCTTGGGAAGAGTGGTGGAAGTGAGTAAGATAAACCAAATACTAGATCTCCTACAAGAAGAATGTGCCGAAGTAGTGCAGGCTGTCAGCAAGTGCAGACGTTTTGGTCTAGACAACAAGCGTGCAGACTTGATTCAAGAGCTGGGAGATGTTACACTATTAATTGAACTGCTCAAGGCACACGGCCTATATACAGATCAAGAACTGCGCGAGGCAGAACGTATCAAAGCAAACAAACTAACCAAATGGTCAACTATCTATGAAAATTAAAGTCAGCGAAATCTTTTATAGCTTGCAAGGCGAAGGTCGCTTTGTAGGCGTTCCGTCAGTGTTCCTTAGAACCTACGGTTGTAACTTTACCTGTAGCGGCTTTGGTTGCAAGCCAGGCGAAAAGTCAACAGGTGCAGATGAAGTGGCAAAAAAAGTGGAGTTGTACAAAGACTTCTTGGACTTGCCCCTGGTCGAAACAGGTTGTGATAGCTATGCATCATGGCATCCGGCATTTAAACATCTAAGTCCTACATATACTACTGAGGATCTTGTAACCCACATGACTGACTTGACTCCCAATCGCATGTGGCGACAAAACAATGGCAACGATGTACACTTGGTTATCACTGGTGGAGAACCCTTGCTAGGGTGGCAAAGAGCCTATGCAGAGTTATTGAGTCACCCACGTATGGCGGATTTGAAAAATATAACATTCGAAACCAATGGCACTCAAGAGTTGCATGCCGACTTTAGACAGTTCCTCAAAGACTGGCAACTAGATGGTATTGGTGCTCCGCGTGAAGTCACATTTAGTGTCAGTGCCAAGTTGAGTGCATCAGGCGAAAAGTGGGAAGATGCCATCCGCCCTGAAATTGTAGCCGACTATCAAGAAGTAGGACATACCTATCTTAAATTTGTTGTAGAAACCCAGGACCATGTGGACGAAGCTGTGCGTGCCGTAGATGCTTTCAGAGAAGGCGGATTCAAGGGTGTGGTATACTTGATGCCACAAGGCGGAATAGTTGAGCCATACGACAGCAACAAGTTAAATATTGCCAACATCTGTTGCGAACGTGGATTCAATTACAGTCCACGCTTACATGTGGACTTATGGGGCAACGGCTGGGGTAAATGACACCGATTCCTGGACTGATACCTCGACTCAAAGGTGATTGGGAACGGCATTGGACTATATTTCCACGTAGAATAAACGGTCGGTGGTATTGTAGAGAATATGTTTATCGTAAGTTTGTCTCAAGTCCGGGCGGCGGATTTTGGCAGTACGGTGATGAATTTGATGTGCTAAAGGAAATTGAATGAACGTAGGATTTATTGGTCTGGGCAAATTAGGACTTGATTGTGCTGAGGTCATGGCCGAACACTATACTGTACGTGGTTACGACCTTGAACCGCGAGTCAGCGAGTCAGTGCGTGTTTGTGATATCGATGAGGTAGTACAACAGAGTGATTGGATCTTTATTGCTGTGCCAACTCCTCATGCTGAAGGATATGATGGATCAGTTCCCAGTAGTCATATGCCTCCTCGAGACTTCGGACGCGATGCTGTCATGGATGCTATCGAGCAGATCAATCGTCATGCCACAGCGCCTAAGAAAGTTGTGTTGATCTCAACTGTGTTGCCTGGAACCACACGCCGTTATTTTGTACCGGCTCTCGAGGCTCGACACGAATTCCTTTACAATCCTTACCTGATTGCCATGGGTTCGGTCAAGTGGGATATGGTTAATCCTCAAATGATCATGATCGGCACAGAAGATGGTAGTTGGACTGGAATAGCTCTCGAACTGGTCGAAGTTTATCGTCCGCTCATGCAGAATGATCCACGCATAGAAATTGGTACCTGGGACGAATGCGAAGCCATAAAAATCTTTTACAACACCTTCATCAGTGCCAAGATCGGTCTGGCCAACATGATACAGGATTTTGCCATGAAGATTGGACATATCAATGTGGACGTGGTTACCGATGCCTTGGCACAAAGCACCATGCGTATCATGGGACCTAAGTACATGACAGCCGGCATGGGCGATGCCGGTGCTTGCCACCCTAGAGATAACATTGCCTTGCGTTGGTTGGCCGAAGAATACGAAGTAGGGTACGATCTGTTTGATACCATCATGTTGGCCCGCGAACGTCAGGCCAAAAATCTGGCCGACTTTCTAGTCATACAGGCACAAAAGTACAATCTACCTATAGTGATACATGGCAAGGCCTACAAGCCCGATGTGCCTTACTGTATTGGATCCTATTCGACTCTGGTGGGACACTATGTACAGCAGGCGGGACACCGCATCAACTATGTGGATCCGTTGGCCGATGATACTACCGATGTATCTGTTGACTGGAACAAACCTGCGGTGATCCTGTTGGCCCATAATAAACATGTGACCTACGGATATACAGGGCAGACACAGACAGAAACTAACTACTTTGAATTCCTTGCAGGATCTGTTGTTGTTGATCCCTGGAGACAGTTCAACAAGTCCACACCAGACTTGACAGTAATACACTATGGAGATACAAGATAATGGGCCTACTAGATAGATTCAAAAAGAAAAAACCGGTAGAGGCCGTCAAGCCCAAAGAAAAAAAAGTGCCGGTTAAAACTGCCAAGGAATTGGCAAACGAACGAGGCGAACCTTACATCAACATCATCAGCATGGATGTTGATCCGGCTGACATCAGCAACGGTGCCTTTGAACTGGACTGGAACGAAAAATTCATAGCAGATCTGGTACGACATGGTTACATGATGGACAAGAATGACACTGACGCTGACATTGTGGATCGTTGGTTTACTGCGGTATGTCGTAACGTGGTCTTGGAAACCTATGAGCAGTATGAAGCCATGAATCCTGAACGCGACCGAGTTATCAAAAGCCGTAATCTTGGTGACGGATTGAGTGAAGTATCATGATTTTTAATCATGTTCGCAAGCTCAAGGACGAAGGTAAACGCATTGGCATTACCTTCAGTACCTTTGACATGTTGCACGCAGGGCATATTGCCATGTTGGCAGAAGCCAAAAACCATTGTGACTACTTGATAGCCGGCCTGCAAACTGATCCTACCATTGATCGCCCTGGCACCAAAAATAAACCCATACAAAGTATAGTGGAACGTCAGATACAACTGGCGGCCTGTCGTTATGTGGACGAAGTTGTTGTCTATCAAACCGAACAGGATCTGGTGGACTTGTTGTTGATCTTGCCTCTGGATGTGCGTGTCCTGGGTGTAGAGTACGCTGACAAGGACTTTACTGGCAAACGCGAATGTGATATACGTGATGTCGAATGCATCTTTAATAGACGCGATCATTCATTCAGTAGCTCAGGCCTGCGTAGTCGTGTGGCACAGGCTGAAACAGTCAAACAGCTAAAGAAAAAATCATGATACTTTATGTCAACGGTGACAGTCATGCTGCTGCAGCCGAAGCAGTAAACAATCATGCATTCGCCATGGACGACGGCGCCTATTTTTATCTAGGACGTAGGCCACATCCAGATAATCAAGCAGTGGCCTGGGCCACACAGCTGGCTCGTGCATTCAAAGCTAGCCTGCACTTGGAAGCTGAAAGCGCCAGCTCAAACACCAGAATCCTACGCACCACTAGAGCCTGGTTAGACGAAAGAAAAAACAGTGTAGAAGACAAATTGGTAGTGATCCAATGGTCAACTTGGGAACGTGAAGAATGGTTGTATGGGGACACGTACTATCAAGTAGGATCTAGTGGCATAGACGATATTCCGCCCGAAGCGCAGGAACGCTATAGAAACTTTGTGATTGGTACCAATTGGGAAGCCAAGACCAAAGAAGCACATGATAAAATTTGGGCATTTCATCTGGAGTTGGCGACACAAGGTATTCCACATGTTTTCTTCAATGGCAACAACGATTTTAGCACTATTCCAGTAGAATCTAAAAAGGATTGGGGCGACAACTACATTGGTCCATATGATCCGACGGCCACCTACGATGCCGTCCTACGGGCCAAAGGTATCCAAACCGTTTCACCAAAAAGTTGGCATTTTGGACAGGACGGGCACACGGCCTGGTTTCGTTACCTGCTAAACTACTTGATCAACAACAAATTCATTTGACATTTGATAGAATTTCTGCTATACTTGTAGTATGAAATATGTTCTCATTGACACAGCTAATATGTTCTTTCGTGCTAGACACGGTGCTTTTCGTGCCGCTGACACGTGGGAGAAAATTGGATTTGCCCTCCATGTGACCCTGATGAGTGCCAACAAGGTAGCCAGACGTTTTGAAGCTGACCATGTGATGTTTGCCCTAGAAGGGCGTAGCTGGCGCAAGGACATGTATAAACCCTACAAAAATAACAGAACTGTGGCTCGTGCGGCTTTAACCGAAGAGCAGGCCGAAGAAGACAAGATGTTCTGGGAAACCTATGATAACTTGACTAAATACTTGAGTGAAAGGACCAACTGTAGCGTGATACGGTGTCCGACCGCAGAAGGCGACGATATCATAGCTCGCTGGATAGCACTGCACCCCCAAGATGAACATGTAGTAATTTCAAGCGATACTGACTTCGTTCAATTGCTTGCTCCCAATGTAACACAGTACAACGGTATTACCGATGAATTGCACACTTTAGAAGGAATCTTTGATGCTAAAGGTAAACCTGTCATTGATAAGAAAACTAAAGAACCTAAAACAATCCCTGATCCTAAATGGCTACTATTTGAAAAATGCATGCGCGGTGATAGTAGCGATAATGTGTTCTCAGCTTATCCGGGCGTACGAACCAAGGGCACTAAGAATAAGGTGGGCCTACAGGAAGCCTACGAAGACAAGGACCGCAAGGGCTACAACTGGAACAACATGATGCTACAACGCTGGACCGATCCTGACGGTGTAGAACATCGTGTGTTGGATGATTATGAACGCAACAGGACCTTGATTGATCTCACAGCACAACCCGATGACATCAAGGCCGTAGTAGATGCGGCCATACGTGAACAGATTTCGCACAAGGACATTGGTCAAGTTGGTGTGCGCTTCATGCAGTTCTGTGGCAAGTATGAGCTCAACAAGTGTAGCGAATCAGCTGATTCATTTGGTCGATGGATGAACGAGACCTATAAAGGAGTACTAGCATGAACGATCGTAGAACGCACATGATCATGATATCTGCCTTGATATTTTTGGCAGTATCCTTGGGCGGCTTGATCTGGGGTATAAACGCAACGCTGAGCGAGTCACCAATCATGTACGATTGTCGTATCGCTGAAATCAGTCCAGATTTTACGCCGGCTATGAAAACAGCGTGTAGAGAAAAACTAAAGGAGGCACGATGAGCCTAATAGCAAAACCAGTGATCAACAAACAGTATTGGATCCTACAGGAAAACGATCGTAAGGTCGGCAACGTGGAAGCCTGTGCTGGTGGTTATCAGATCAAGATCAACAATCAGGTGATTGCACAGTTCAAGACAATCAAGATGGTTGAACAGCGTGCCAACATCCGCTTCGAACCACCCATGATTGTCACAGCGCCGCGCAAGAAGTCCAGTACCCAACTGGTACATGGCTATACCACTGCGGGACGTGCTTATAATCCTGTATGGGATATCAAGATGAAGTTGCCAATTTATACCAAGACCAGCAAGAGCAAGAGCTGGTTTGCCGCCGGCTGGTATCAGGTCAAGAAAGGACGTTCCTGGGCAGTGATGCAGGATCCTAAATTGATCGTTTTACAACGCTATGCCTATCACGGCCCATATCACACCAAAGAGGAAATTACGCAATGACAAATCCATTCCAAGACCAACGAACATTCATGGAAGCCTGTGGACAAACCACAGATCAAGAAAATATAGATCAATATCAATTGTATCTTAATCTTATCGACGAAGAAGTACAAGAACTCAAGGACTCAACCACACCTGAGTCGGATCTTGACGCTTTGATCGACATCTTGGTAGTGACCATAGGTGCCATCTATTCATTTGGTGCCGATCCTGAAGGTGCCTGGCAAGAAGTTATCCGCACCAACATGGCCAAGATCAATGTCAATACCGGACGTGTAGACAAAGACAACACTGGCAAGGTACTCAAACCCGAAGGGTGGACTCCTCCTGTACTGAAACCATTTCTGCATGCCAATCATCAATGAGTCTGCACATACAACGATTCGTTGATCGCTTGCGTGGGCAAGAAGCCAGAGGAGTCAAGGACTTTGTTATGAGCATGACTGATGCCAAGGATCTACATGCTGATATCACCAGATTGCTGGCAGAATTGCAGAGTCTCAAGGAAACTCCTACAGATCAGCAGGAAGTAATCACCATCAAAATGGATGGGGGTCGGTTCTAAAACTGCATACATTTTGGCATAAATAAATGTAGGAGTATAATGATGAGCCGACCAAAACCTAACATTCTGGTAGAACTGACCAACAAGAGCAACTACAAGACCGAACAGGTCTTGGCATCGGAAGGAGTATGGGCGGTGTTCTATGATGCCAAACCCATCAATCTCAAGACAGCCAATCTCTTGGTACAGTATCCTGGACCCAAATACAAGAAGGTTTCGTTCTCTAATCCAGGACATGCCATCAACCTGGCACGCAAGCTGAACACCCAGTTCAAGACCGACAAGTTCTCTGTTGTGGTACTCAAGCAGGGCGATCGAATCTACCCTTGATATGAATCACTTGGTGGTGTTTGGCGACAGCTGGCCACATGGTGATGAACTGGCACCAGGAGAAAAAACATTTGGTGAATTGATTTCCGATGCTTTAGGATTAACATTTCAACGCTACACACAACCGGCTTCCAGCGTTGACCATATGGTCTGGAGCCTGCGTAATTTTTTAGAAACCAATCCCGGTGTAGACTTTTCCAAATACTGTGCTTTATTCTGCATAACCAGTATAGAACGTAGCATGACCTGGAATCAGAACTACTGGATGTTCCAGACCATCCGTGGTGGATTCGGTCATCCTCAAGACAATGCCTTATCTACAGAACTCAATCGACTGTATTGGAAATATTTTTATAGTCCAGAGCAAGCCCTGTTTCGTGCAAACAACAGCATTGTGTGTCTACAGGCCTTGTGTCGTCGGTACGGCATCAAAGACTATTATGTGGCTGGTTGGCAAACTCTGGATCTATGGTCCGAGATCGATCTAGATAGATTTTATCTAGCCGGACAAGTCAGTATGGCCGACATGATAGATTTAAAAATGGCCAACGGTGTGGTCATTAGAGAAAATCCCTACATATGGCCAAATCAAAGCAAACCAAATCAGGCCGGACACAAAATTATAGCCGATACTCTGTGTAAATGGATATGTGATCATGCGCAACAAACGTGAGCTGACCGAGACCCTGGTGGCACAGCTGGACCCTGCCCTGGGCATCACAGTTGATACAGCATATACCACCTGGTGGCACAACATCAGAGCCGGTGGTGGTATGCGACTTACCGGCGCAGGTGCTAAGGTATTCCTTGAGTATTTAAAATTGGAACACTACACATTTACCGTAGATCCCTTGGCCGTGACTTCAAGATTGATCATTGACATGGACCGTAGATTGCAACAGCCTTACTATATCCGAATGGTAAAACACTATCCAAGAGAAGTTGTATTTTTTGGCTCCAAAGAAGCCATGATGGCCAATCTGTATGGTGATCTGAAGAAATTTATTGACAATTATGGTTCATGATGCTATAATAGCTTATGGGCCTATAGCTCAGTTGGTTAGAGCAGAGGACTCATAATCCTTTGGTCCCTGGTTCGAGTCCAGGTGGGCCCACCAATATAAATAGATTTGATTGTTGTAATTCCTTCGTAGTGAAGGCACTGTGGACCCGGGTTCGATCCCCGGCATCTCCACCATAAGGGTATAGTATGTTTGAAACATGGCACTGGCAGTACGTATGGGGCATAGCCTGCACTGTAAACTATATCTTTATGATGGGGATGACATGGCTTCGACATGGTGAGATAGCGAAAGAGGCAACAGGACAGAGCAGTCCCAAAAACTAAAAAACGTAAACGCAAACGACGAACAGTTCGCATTGGCAGCCTAGGCTGTCTAGGGTAGGAAATACCTCGTAACAGAAACAACCAAGAAAGGGCTTCGGCCCTTTTCTTACAAATAAGTACAGTTCTATGTGCGGTATACTTCTAGTTCGCAGTCGCGATAAAATTCCTTTACAAAAGCACTTTGATGCTTTGAAACAGATCCAAAGTCGCGGACCCGATTTCATGCGCTATCGACATGAGAACGGTATCTTTATTGGACACACGGTCCTACATATAACCGGCGATCGAGAATACTACGACAATAGCCATAGAAACTTCCTGGCCTACAACGGTGAAATCTACAACTACAGAGATCTAGGTGCCTACCGTACCGACACCGAATTCGTACATGAATGTGTGGAGAACGATCTAGGACGTCTTACGGCCGGGTGGGGTCCTTGGGCCTGGGCCTGGACTGACAGTGAAACTGTGCTGTATGCGTCAGATCCACAGGGCGAACGTGCTCTCTATCAGTACCAGGATGATAATATTTTGATAGTATGCAGTGAAGTGGCGCCTATCCTAAGTTATATTGACGGGATAAAACAAGCACAATCTTATGAGACCCGCAACTGGACCATGCTGGACACCACACCTTGGCAGGGCATTGTCAAGTGCGTGCCGGGCATGCTGTACCGTGATGGACACCCATCGGGCATCATTGACAGCATATGGTCATGGGTAAAAGAACCGCAACATGTGACCGAAGATGAGGCCTACGAAGATTTTAGTTCGATATGGCGCGATGTCATGCGGCAAATGACTCCAGCCTGTCCTGCGGGCTTGACCTATTCGGGTGGTCTAGACAGCTCCATAATCCTAAGCCACTTGCCAGGAGCATATCTATACACCACCAACATGCAGGGCAAAGATCCTATAGCAGAACGTGTGGAAGGTTTTCTTAACGCCGGAGAACAACGACGCTTGGCACGCTTTGATGTAAACGAACAGGATTTTGCTCAGGCCTTTGGTGCCTGCCAGACTCGCATACGCATGCCCATACAGAGTCCCAGTTTTGTGGGGCAGTGGCTCATAGCAGCCTTGTGTGGACAACGGGTGCTGTTCACAGGCATTGGTGCTGACGAGCTGTTTGGGGGTTACCCTGTGTACGATCGCATGGACTTTGTCAGTTCAGAATCAGCTAGCCCTTATAGTCTAGGCACTCCACTATGGCGCCAATGTCTGGATACCTGTTCAGGCGATGCAGAAGCTGCCACATTGTTGGCTGACTACTGGCATCAGATAGTGGGTTGTGATGCCAGAGGAGTCGACATGATCTGTGGTTCACACGGCATAGAAGCCAGAAGTCCATTCTTGGCTACACCTGTCATTAGATTCGCATTGAATCTGCCCATGTACTTACGACGCGGTAAACCCTTGATCCGACGGATGTTTCTTGAACGCTGGAATGAGTCACAGATACATGCCAAAAAAGGCTTCACCGGACACTGTAATGATGCACTGCCTTGGATGGGCATTGAGATCGTGCCCACCGGAGATAGACAGTCAGACTGGCGACAAATTATACAAACCTGCTTTTATTCGTAACTGCTCCAGTTGATCTCGAGATCAAACCACTCAGGAGAAAACTTTATGGCAGGATTTTGCAATAGATATCTATGCAATACATCAACACAATAGGATTCCCCGGGTGTCACTGACCGGGTAAGATCACTGTTGTATTCGTACCAATATAGTCCATGGTCAGCACTGGCATCGGTCAAGGTAAAGATAAACTGCTGACCCGGAACCGCGCCACACAGGGCAGCAAACTTTTCAAATGTTGCAACAGATTCCAAGTGCGCATACTGTTGGATTGCATCAGCCCGGCAGGTTACGAATGCTGCCACTGTATCAATTTGGGGTATGCGTTCCAATACACGACAACGACTTTCCCCGGTATTGGCCCGATAATGGCCCGGAACTAGATCGGGTCTCAACAGCATGGGTTTCACTATACCCTGTGCCTGTATGTCGTGCAACCAAAGATTCAATTTGACCAGATTCGCTATGTCATAATGATTGCGCGGGTTGGCTACGAACCCGGCCACACCCAGATCCTGTATGTTGCGATTGGCCCAGTTGCTCAACACTGACAAGGTCTGTTCATAGCGTATGCTCTTGACTGGCACAGCCGGGTCATAAAACAAGGCGTGGCGACCTGAATGCAGACTATCTGCTATGGGGTCCAGATCAGAAGGATAGGTTATTTCTATTTTGGGATTGTTCCAGTACATATAAGTAATTATTCACATGACTACCCCCAAAGTAAAAACGCACACCGACGGCATCTGGATTTCTGAAGCACGCGAAAAAGCCATGCTGGCTACATTGCACAGTTCAGCACAAGGTTTTAGGCCGGTCAAGCAGACACAGGAAAATTTTGGTTATGCAACTGTGTATGAACACCTGGGTCGACGCCTGCACTATCGATTGGTCGACAGTGTATTTCTACCCAATCCCGACGCTTGGTATGATTCCACTGCGGTCATTGTTACCGATAATCATGTCATGAAACCTGTGGCCGGACGTATCATTTCTACTCTTCCAGAGTTCTGGAGCATCTGGCGTTTTGAACCCAGCTATGTAGATCGTAGACCTGTCAAAAGATTCAACTGTTTTATGAACCGTCCACGTGGTGATCGCAACATGGTCTATTATGAATTGATACGTAGGAATCTATTAGATTCGGGGTTCGTCAGCTACAACTGTACCGCGGCCGAACTAGATCAGGAATACACGGCTGCGGATCTATCACGCTACAGTGCAGAGCATGCGGTTGCACAGGTACCTTACAACACGGTAGAAGCACATGGCACGCTAGAACAGTGCATCATTGATTCAAGTGTGAGCCTGGTGTTGGAAACCTATACCGCCGACGATCACATTGTGTTGAGTGAAAAAATCTTTAGAGTGATGCAATTACCACGCCCATGGTTGGTATATACCAGTCCTGGTGCTGTGTCTTTGTTGCGTGGTTATGGATTTGATGTGCTGGACGAGTATGTGGACACTGCCTATGATGATATACAGATGCACAGCCAACGATTAACGGCTGTGTTGGATCAACTGCAACAGATCAATACTGCCTGGACCGGCGCAGATTTTGCACGTTTTGATCAGGCTGCGCAACACAACAGAAATCTACTGAACACCTGGGCCGATGCTTGGCCTCAGCGTTTAGAAAATATCGTACAAGAATTAAAAAATATATGATCCGGTTTGTAGGCTCAGAATTCTTACAGCAACCCCGTGATGTCACTGGGCCCGAGCTGATCATGATCGAAGATCATCACTACAATGAAGAGCTTGGTTGTTATCCGATACAACAACTGTTGGATGACAGTCCATATCAGCACACTGTGGTGTTTGATCATGTGTTGCGACACGAAGGTCCCTTGTCCAGATATGACTTGATTTTCGTACCGGCTTTCTTGGCCAGGACCTGTAGAGATTTCGTACAACAGAATATCGTCCCTGATTGGGGGCAACGGCCTTACACTTTCAATTTTATGATCAACAAGCCTAGACTACATAGAGAATTTCTACTGGTATTGATTGATCATTTTAAATTAACCAATTATACACATACCTTGTGCTGGAAGAAAGCCTGGATCAATCCTGACCTTGTTGATGCACGCTATCGGCCGCTGGTACGTCAGCCGGTCAGTATCGAACCAAGACAATTCCTACTGGGGCAAGAAAATCTCCTGGATCGCGGTCTACAATATCGACAGGTACGCAATAGCCAAAACTATCAGAGTTTTCTGCAACACGAACTATTTGAAAATTCCTGCGTCAGTATCATAACCGAACCGGCCTTTTATGAACAGGAAACCATCATTACCGAAAAGACCATCATGGCCTTATGGGGTGGTACTATTCCCATCTGGATGGGTGGCTGGCGCATAGCCGACTATCTCGGAGATCTAGGATTTGATACCTTTGATGATGTGGTAGATCATTCCTATCAAGCTCTGGCAGATCCATGGGACCGTGCTTACTACGCCATCGAACGCAATCTGGCCCTGTTACAGGATCATGCCAGTCTGGAACGATTCTGCAGCCAGAATCGCGAACGTTTTGAACACAATTTGGATCTGGTCAAATCCAATATATTCCAACGACAGTGTACTGAGATGATGGCACAGCGATCGGAACTGTCAGGATTGTTTACAGATTTGTCAGGCCCTGCATGCTAAGGATCTTTGGACCCACTTATCGCTACGCAGGCGAACGTCTTACTCAGGCCGAAACCATCTTCATAGAGGATCATCACTATGATGAACAGGCCCGTGGTTATCCAGTACAACAACTGCTGTACAACAGCACGTGTGATCCACATGCACATCTAGTGGTCATAAGCGGCCTGGCTCATGACGATGTTCTAGCAGAATATCCGCATGTGTGCCTGCCCTGGTATGCTGCCAATCAAGTGGATCAGTTTGAACAGGAACATATACAGCCTGACTGGACCCACAAGACTGCCACATTTAACTTTATGATCAACAAGCCCAGACTGCACAGGAAATTTCTCCTACAGTTGATCGACCATTTTGCGCTGACCGATTACACACACAGTCTGCCTTGGCAACGCACTCAAATAGTCACAGAGGATCTGCTGGGTCTGACACAGAATGCTTTGTATCGACATATCATACAGAAACATGGGCAGGTACCTTGTACCACCACTGACTATAGATTTGGTCCCGAACAGATGATGGATCAAGGAATCCGCAATGGCGCATTCCGCAACAGCCAGACCTACAATGGACTTTTGCGTGCTCGTGTGTTTGAACCTGCCTGTATCAGCCTCATAACCGATGTGATGTTTTTTGAACGCGAAACAAGAATCTCAGAAAAGACCATCATGGCCATATACGGTGGTACTGTTCCTATCTGGGTAGGCGGGTGGCGCATTGCGTCGGGCATGCGAAACTTGGGATTTGATACCTTTGATGACATAGTGGATCATTCATACGAAGATTTACCCGATCCCTTGGATCGTTGTTATCATGCGGTCAAATTAAACCTGCATCTACTTCAGGAGCCCGATTGGATACGCAACTTCCTGGAAAAAAATCACGCTAGATTACAACACAATCTGGATCTGTGCCGCGCCAATGTTTTCCGTACACGTTGCCTACAACAGATACAAGAGTTTGATCCCAAGACCCAACAGGACCTACTAGGTATCCTAGACCGTACTGCTAAATTTTCTTCTACCCTGGGTGATGTCACGGCTCGTTTGAGTCCTGCTCAAATATCTAATTCCAAACCGGTTGACAAGTCATAAATATCTGTGTATAATACTTACTATGAAGAACACAACTTTACACAGCTCCTTGTTAAAAGACCAAATGATTGGACTGTCCAATCTATGGGTGCTGGAGTGTGGCCGAAAGGGTTCTGAATAAGCTGAGAATTAACTGGATTATTCAAGAGCCCTGGAATTCAAACTCCGGGGTTTTTTATTGAGGAAAAGAAATGACAGTTTTTACAACCACCTCTGTGGCACAAGATCGATATGCCACTTGCCAACAGTGTGAGCACTGGATCAATGCCACCCGGATGTGCGGACAGTGTGGATGTTTTATGCCGTTCAAGGTGCGTTTTTACAATGCCAATTGTCCGGTTGGTCGTTGGAGTCAGGAACGCGGATCTCGATCTGCTGTAGAGCCCGACTTGTCGACCTTTGCAGTATCAGGAGAAAATAATGAAACCAACAACTAACAGAAAAGAAACAAAATTTGTACTAGCACCCGAAGAGCGGGCGGCCTTGATTGAAGCCAAGTATGCACGAGCACAGGCACAGGTCGAAGCCATGATAGCACAGGTCGAAGCAGTACGCAACTTGAAAACTGTGTATCATCAAATTGAAGATTAAAAGGAGGCGATTATGCCAGCAGTATTTTTAACCAGTGACACGCACTTTGGTCATGCGGGTGTATGTCGCTTCACACGAGCAGATGGTGTTACCAAGTTAAGGCCCTGGACTGATCCAGAAGAAATGGACGAAGCCATGGTCCGGGCCTGGAATGAACGTGTGCGACCCAACGACAAGGTATATCACCTGGGTGATGTTGTGATCAACCGTCGGGCCTTGAAAACCATGTCCAGATTAAATGGCGACAAGGTCTTGATTCGTGGTAACCATGACATCTTTCCAGACGCAGAATATCGCGAGTATTTTAGAGAACTGCGTGCCTACCATGTGATGAATGGCATGATCCTAAGTCACATACCTATCCACAGCGAAAGCCTGGGTAGATTTGGTGTCAACATACACGGGCATACCCACGCCAATCGTGTAATGCGACCGTTGGCCACAAGCGGACGGTCTGATGTTGTTGATGTCAGATACCACTGTGTCTGCGTTGAGCAGACCGATTTTGCTCCAATCCTGTTTGAGGATGTTGTTAAACGGATTGAAGCAGAAGGTGGTGTGATTGGTTTTAGGAACGGCAACGGTCCTTCAATGTAATAAAGCGGGATTAGTTTAGGGGCAAAACTAGAGATTTCCAATCTTTCGTCATCGGTTCGATTCCGATATCCCGCTCCAAGTATTCCGGGCAAGTGTTACGGTAGCACAGCAGACTCCAAACCTGCTGGACGGGGTTCGATTCCCTGGCTCGGAGCCATGTTTGACAAGCAGTAGAAACAAGTGTATAATAGTATTACTCATTGTGAAGATTGTGTGCGAAAGATTAAGCAATCCTAACTGTTGAGGAAGATAACCACCCTGTGCGAGTTACTCCACGAGAGAACGCCGTATGCTGAGACGGCTTAACGACCACAGGGGAACGGCTGACGCATGGTAACCAATCCATCCATAAGTTCTTAAACATGTGACAGTGGTCTTCACAATGAGTAATATGCAACGGTGGCAGAGTGGCCCAATGCGCAGGACTGCAAATCCTGAAAGCCGCTGGTTCAAATCCAGCCCGTTGCTCCAGATGCTCCGTTCGTCTATCGGTTAGGACACCCGCCTTTCACGCAGGTAAGAGCAGTTCGATTCTGCTACGGAGCGCCAGATATATACAATAAAGGAACCGGTATGCCAGTAAAAGAAACCATTAATCGAGCCTACGGCAATACTCCACGAGACCTGCCGGATCCATTCAGCTGGACCGACGATTTCCTGCCCAGAACGTTCAAGTATTTTTGGTTGCGCTGGATCGTTCGGCGATATTTCCGATAAGATCTGTCAACTCTAGTGCGTGTCAAGGCGTTATTATAGTACAATGACACCTTTGATACTACAGGTTAAAGAAATGCTAAGTCGAAACTTGGAGGCCTGGGATATTGCTCGCCGACTACATGTCAACATAGATCTGGTGCGTGAAGCCATACGCATACTGGACCAATTTAATTGATCTGCTGACCTCGACTCGCAAGAGTATTCAGCATCCGCCGGAGCGAAAAGAGGATGGGCTGCTGCCGCGGGGTTTGATAGTTTCCTGACACAAAAATAACTATCACTACTTTTCCTAGTAAATATTCCAGAATGATACAAGACTTCAAATATTTCCATTGGGGCATTTATCCAGAAGACACGCCGGTGTACGGTCTGTATGAGCCGGTACTAGACAAATTTTTATTGGTTTTGAATTCGCTTGAACATGCCGAGATGTTAAAATACCTCAATTGCTCGCGATATGGATTGCATATCTGTAGATTGGATCAGGCCAGCAATTTCCAAGAAATCCTGATCGATAATGAATGCTGTGAAAACTGGTCATTTACCAACAAAGCAACAGATTTGTTTGTGGAGCAGGCACTGAATGATCTTGATCCAATCATGGTCAAAGAATTTTGTACATCATCGGACGAAAAAGTCTGGAACGTCATTGAAGAAAAACGCTGGCTGATGTTTTGTCAACATGTGCTAGAACTACTGGATACATCCTACATATACAATAAATTATTCAAATCATTAGGAAGTTTTCTACGCATAGAAGAATTTCAAAATATTGAAAGCATCAGCACAGTGCGCAGTGAAATTTTATCTGCGCTTTTTTTAGGATCCAACATAGCCGACGCACAAGAACAAGTAAAGAAAATATTAAGTAGAATTTCACAAGAACACCTGATATGAGCAAAATTTTATATGTAAATCAAGCACAGTTGAACGATCCTAATATTGCACCGGTGTTGCCAACTTTGAATTCTTGCTTTGATTGGAAAAGGTATCAGGATTTAATATCTTTAAACCTGCATGCCGGAGCATTTTACTGGCGGACCGGAACCAATAATTTTCCTTTTAAAAATGACTTGATTGATTCCTACGGGTTTAGCGTTCCCACGTATGACCCCAGCTTCGACCTGAGTTTTACCGACATCACCGATCAACTGGCATGTGATTTGCTGAAAACAAAAAAGGACAAACCGTGGCTAGTGCTGTACAGTGGCGGTATAGATTCTACCGTGATGGTGGTAGCCTTGTTGAAAAATTTAAGCAAAGACGAGCTATCAAATGTTGTCATAGCATGCAGCCAACACAGCGTGATAGAAAATCCTAGATTTTTTTATAATCATATCAGACCAAATTTCCAAATCGTTGACAGCACCAACATAATGTTTGGTCAAGAACTTTTACAAAAGTATCATGCATTTGAGGGCGAACCAGCCGACATGCTGTACGGTCCTGGGGCCAAATTGTTGCTGGCCAACGGCAATCAATCCTTGCTTAAAGATTGGCGCCGAGATCCAGACGAATTGTTGCAGGGTCTTAACAGGCTGTGTGGTATAGGAAACAGCCATTGGTATTATGAATTGGCCCGAGAAAATATTGATTCAACAGACATTCCAGTCAACAACTACTATGATTTTTTTTGGTGGAAAGCATTTAATCTTTGGTGGTCTGGTGTGATAATTCAAGGATTCAGCAAATTCCAAAAAAACGATGGATACACTACCTTAGAAACTTTTAGAAACAATTACAACTGCTGGTACAACACTACCGATTATCAACTCTGGGCCATGAACAACCACCTGGATGTACGATACTCAACCAATGTAGCACATAGGAAATTAGGATCCAAGCAGTACATATATGATTTTGATCGAAACGAATATTATTATCATTTTAAAACCAAATCAGCATCGGTAGGCAGACGCCAAAATCTCAAATCTTGGTTTTGCTTGACTGACGATAATCAATCTCTATATCTAGAACGTGACCTTGATCAAATTTTGAGCTTGTTGCCGGACCATATCAATCGGTCATAGATTCAGTCTGATTCCAAATACCATGCTGTAGCGGTCCCGTTCACTGGCATTTTGTCCCACATGCCAGCTGTCATTGGTATTGGCAGCAAAATAACCCAGACCCGAGCCGGTGGGTATCCTTAGAGGATTGTCTCCTTCTTTGGTGGTGTAGACCGTGGTACTCTGTGCTGGATCATCTCCGTCGATAAAATATATCATGCCTTGTAGTACATGCATGCGATCGTCGGTGTGTGGTCGTATGAAATAGCCCGGCGTGTCCTTGGTAAAGATTCCATACATGAAAGTCATGGAATCCATGCGATCAGCTGACACACCCCACAGAGCCGGAAAATGAGTGTCCCACAACTGATCAATCATGCGGCGCTTGAATTCACCGTGTTCCACATACTGTTCGATCTGCAAAAGGGTTGGTTGTGTTACTGTGCGTACACGATAACGAGTGGGGAAACTATTTTGCCCATAACCGGCTTCATCGGGTCGCCAATCTTCCTGTGCCAATTCGGCGACAATTTGGTCATGTGTGGCCGGCAGATCCAATTTGAGCGTGTAGATCCAATCGCGCTGATGTGTAAAGATAGCATTCATGTGCCATATTTATAAACCTTGACAAGTCAGCGCAAATCATGTATAATAGCTTTTTACAGGAGAAATCATGAAATCAAGAATTGACAGTCGCGGTCCCAAAATTGACATGGAACAGTGTGTGAGACAGGCCGGAGGCGGGCGCTACGACATGGTCTTGATTGGTGCGCAACGATTGCGTGAACTCAAACGAGTACACAGGGAAGATGCCACTCGTTATGTCACCTGCGTGGATGCCCTGACTGACATCCAAAACGGCATCGTGGATCTCGAAGATTATCTAGCCAAAGTACAATAAGGAGACATCATGGCACGACCACAACAAACAGCAAGTGAACTGAGTCGCACACTAGCAGGACAATGGAGCAAAAGCGAAAAACGAGCCAAAATGAGTCGCAGTATCATGGAAGCCAATCAACGCACCAAGGCCATCAACAAGGCCATCAAGCAACAGCAGTTCATGAAGTAACAGCCACGGAGGGTTGGCCGAGCGGTTAAGGCAACAGTTTGCTAAACTGTCACTCAGTAATGGGTGGATAGGTTCGATTCCTATACCCTCCGCCAAGATTTTTATCACAGATTTGGCTACAAATAAGTAAAGCACAACATAAGGAAACAACATGGCAGCCAAAGGTGGAAATCAAAAAAGTCGTCGAGCAGATCCAATGCGTACCAAGAATGGTCGAGAGCGCCTGGGTCCTCTTAATGTAGCACAATTAGAAAAACTGCTGGCTAACGCTCGCAAAAAGAATCAGGCCAAAATTGCCCGTAGGATCGCTGTGCTAAAGAGTCGTTCTGGTTACCGAGCTCCCTTGTTGGCAGTAGATGGCATCATGGCCGACACACCGGCCCAGTAAACAAGGCCCCTGTAGCTCAGCGGCAGAGCAACTGCTTTGTAAGCAGAAGGTCCGCGGTTCAATCCCGTGCGGGGGCACCACATAAAGGAAAACACATGCTAATAAAACTAACATCAGCTAGCGATAATCTACTGGGACAGACCATTGGTCTCAATCCTGAATTTGTAGTTTCTGTGCTGGACGGCGAAGTACTGAACGAGAAAAGCGAAAAGGTCACCAGGACCTTTGTATTTTGTCCGCCGCACGGTACCTGGGAAGTGCAGGAAACAGTGGACGAAGTCATAGACATGATCAACAAAGGAACAGTATGAGCAAACTAAGCGACACACTAAAACGAGCACTAGAAAAGAAACAGGGGATCCATCATCCAGAATCTAGTGATACTCCTGCACCTGAAAAGACTGTCAAAAAGGCCGCCACTCCAGTGATTGGCAAAAAGCCACCTACTCGCAGCGCCGGGCGCGGACGATAACATGTTTCGATTCCACGAAAAAATATCGCGCACAGGTTTAAAAATGTTGACCTGGCGAGTGATCATGATCATACAGTATTTCTTTATTGGATACTACACCACCGGCAGTGCCAAATTTGGTGCCGGTCTAGCTGGATTCACCACTGTGGTCAACAGCACCGCATACTTCCTACACGAGCGGGCATGGAATCGAAGCAATTGGGGGAAATTAGGAACTAAATTGTCTACTTTGAAATAAGGTATCCAGCATTGGCAATATAATGATCGACCCCATCAGAACCTGGACGTAAAACTGGTGTGCTAAGTCCTTTATCCACTATTATGTATTTAGATAAAAAGTCATCATATAATTTATAGGGAATATTGTCAATATCGTAAAGTAGTATTTCAATCAGTAAATATTTTAATGTGTAGTTATACATATCTTCAAACACTAACTGTTTGAATTTGGGTTCAACCGAACGCATTACACGATGTGATATTACTAAATCAAATTGAGTAGACGGTCTGGAAGCATGCTCCGAAACAAATGGATCAAATTTAGTAAATTGAATGTTTGGAAATAATTTTTCTAATTTATCAATTGCTAGCCCGTTACCACTTCCATAGTCTAATACAGTTTTTGGGTTTAAAGTTAATAATAGATGTTCTACCGGAGTCTGCTTACTCAATTGAAAAAAATATTGATCGCGCTTGCCATACCAAGAGGTTGTTTCATACAACTGTTGAATTTTTTTCTTGTGTGCTTCTGTGTATAAGGTCAGCATGGTGATTACTATTTATAGACTGTAAATTTATTGGATACTAAACTATGAACCAAGATAAACTTGGATGTTACCGTGTTGGTGAATTGAAATTTTATAGCAAACTAGAAGCCATAGAGATGCATATCAAAACAGGTATTCATCCTCATTGGGATTTTAACGAAGCTGTGTATGGATCATATGATTGGACTGTTGAACCAGATATTTCCATCACCGAACTTTATAAACAACGAGCACAACAAATTCGCGATACCTATGATTATGTTGTCTTGATGTATAGCGGTGGCGCCGATAGTTTTAACGTGCTTAACAGTTTTTTATCTAACGATATTAAAATAGACGAAATCGCATCTTTCACTAATTACAAAGCCACTGGCGACCGTGAAAGTTACCTTAACGCAGAAATTTTTCGTGTTTCTATTCCCTTGGTAGAAGAATTAAAAAATAAATTTACGTGGCTAAAACACAGGGTATTAGATTTAACTCAAATGACCATTGATTTTTTTGGCCAAGAACAAAATAAATTTAACTGGATTTATGAATTAAATTTTATGTTTAATCCTAATGCTGCAAGTCGAGAAAGTCTTCCGTTAAAGGTTAAAGAATGGGCAGATATTATTAATTCTGGAAAAAAGTTTTGTATCGTGTGGGGTCACGACAAGCCCAGATTGAGTTATCAAAACGGAAAGTTTATATTTAGATTTATTGATACCATAGACAATGCCTGCACTGTTAAAAGTATTTCTGGACAACAACCATACACCGATGAACTGTTTTACTGGTCTCCTAGTTGCCCCAAAATTGTTATCAAGCAGGCGCATCTTATTAAAAACTATCTTAATTCTGGCAATGTATCCAAGTTACCATTTGTTAGTACGGAAAAAAGCGACCTAGCATTTAAAACAGTCAATGGTGTGAAGTACTGGCTTAGCAACCACGGAGTCCATAGTTTGATTTACCCAGGGTGGGATATTAACACTTTTAGTCTCGGTAAACCATCAAGTGGGATCATTACTCCTCGAGACTCCTGGTTTTTTAGTATAGACAATCATCATACTATCAAATACAATTACCAAGTTGGAATAGAAAAACTATGGCAACTTGTTCCTGACTACTGGAAAAACAACCCTTCTGATCTAAGTAAAGGTTTTAAAGGCTGTTGGAGTCGAGATTACTATTTAGATCACTAGGTTGACCAAAAACTCCTAATCTACTATAATACTTGTAAAGCATCAAAAACTGTTAATACATACCACAAAGATAGTAGTTGACTAATAATTCTATTTTAAGTATAATGTAGTTTAGAAGTTAATTTTAATCGTTATTTTAAGGACACAGCCCTATGTCAGAAACTCGTACAGTCACTAGTGTGCAGGCCCGCAAGAGCCTACTAAAAGCATTTAAACGTCAACGCCCGGTATTCCTCTGGGGTCCTCCGGGTATTGGTAAAAGTGAATTGGTAGCTGACATCACTGAGGAACTTGGTGGTGCCATGATTGACCTTCGCCTGGGCCAAATGGAGCCCACAGATATTCGCGGCATTCCGTTTTATAACAAGGACAATGGCAAGATGGATTGGGCCGCTCCGATCGATCTGCCCACAGAAGAATTTGCCGCCGACTATCCTGTGGTTGTCTTGTTCCTGGATGAGATGAACAGTTCGGCACCATCTGTACAAGCAGCGGCCTATCAGCTGATCTTGAATCGCCGTGTGGGCAAATATCACCTGCCCAAAAACGTGGTCTTGGTAGCCGCAGGCAATCGTGAAAGCGATAAAGGTGTTACATATCGTATGCCTACTCCGCTTGCCAATCGTTTCATCCACCAAGAAATGAAGTGTGATTTTTCATCCTGGCAGGAGTGGGCTGTAAACAAGAACATCCACAAGGACGTGGTGGGTTACTTGAGTTTTGCCAAGCAGGATCTATATGACTTTGATGCCAAAAGTGCCAGCCGTGCCTTTGCTACACCACGTTCATGGACCTTCGTAAGCGAGCTGTTGGAAGATGAAGATGGTGACGATGACACCATCATGAACTTGATCGCAGGTACTGTAGGCGAAGGACTTGCTGTGAAATTCATGGCACACCGCAAGGTAGCAGGTCGTATGCCCAGGCCCGAAGATATTTTGAGTGGCAAGGAAAAAGAGCTAGAAGTCAAGGAAGTTTCGGCCATGTACAGCTTGGTAATCAGCATGTGCTACGAGCTCAAGGCTGCCATCGAGAAGAAGGTAGCAGACAAAGAGTTCCATGTCATGGCCGATAACTTCTTTGCCTACATGATGAAGAACTTTGAAACTGAGCTGGTTGTGATGGGTGCCCGTATTGCACTGACCACCTACAACTTACCGTTCCAGCCGACCAAGCTGAAGAACTTTGACGAGTTCCACAATCGTTACGGCAAGTATATCTTGCAAGCGTCAAACTAAGGTCATCAGGAGGGCAGTGTGGATTTTACACAGGGCTGTGCTTGCACCGCCCTCCTACCTTTTATATGAATTATAGCATACACGACGCTCAACCAAACAAATATTTTAAGTATATTGTGAGTGTGCAATACATGTTGGATTTCCATCGAGCAAGACAATGGATGAGTGAGACTTATGGATTCAGCGAAGACATTGACCTGGACCAGCCAGCCACTAACCCGCACTGGGCATTCTTTTTGAAGTTCAGCACACACAAGATTTATCTACGTGGTGATGAGGAATTAAACTGGTTCCAGTTACGTTATGGAGCATCCATTGATTAGTAATAGATTTGTACCCAGCACCATGAATTTTAGTCCCAGTTTGATGATCAATGACTGGACCTGGTGGGAAGCCAACGAACGTGAAATCTACAACTGGATGGCCGAACGCTTGCCCAGGGGTATTGAACACCAGCAGGGCATAGTCTTATCATTTGACAACGAGCAACAACGCATGATGTTTCTGTTGAAGTGGGCATGATCAGAGTCAGCACCGCAGACGAAGCATTTAACGAAGCATGGTGTCGTGCCTACCGTGCCTTGCCAGTTGAACCGTTAGAACGGCCTAGACAATATGGTCAGCGTTGGCGCAAAGCCTATCGTTGCAGGGTCGAGCCCGATGCCAGTGCCTGGCCTCATAACTATTACATTTTTGACCGTGATGAAGACTACACCTGGTTCATGTTGAAGTGGGGTTAAATGTCCATAGATCGTAATCCCGAGTTGACTGTTCCAGTCCGAACCTACAGTCACTATGCCGAGTGTGAGCCTTGGTGCATGTGCAATATAGGCGACTGGAACAGGGCCTGGTGGCGTGACTTTCCAGATCTGGCCATGAGTGTGGCCCTGGGCCAGGTGCCACAGCCCGAAACCTATTGGTTTGCTACCGAACAGGATGCGCTCATGTTTCGTTTGAGGTTTGCATGATACAGTTCAAGGCCTGGCCGCCACCTACCTGGACTGAATGCGTAGTGCCTTGGGACTGGATCCTGGGAAATAAACACTTGCATCCAGATGCTCTATATGAATGGTGTGATAAGTACACAAGTTCAGCACGTTATCATGTACATGGATGGCGTAGCACTGAAGGATTTGCATTCCGTTTTGAAGATCCTCGAGACGCTACTGTTTTCAAATTGACCTGGGCCTGTTTATGAACTACTACTACGAACTAGACGAACGAACCGAAAAGGCCTTTAACGAGAACTGGCGCTACTGGTGCTTGTTTAACTGTAGCCCGGCTGACCAAGGTCACATGCCGTTCCATATACATGATGAATTCTTGGCCAATTCCAAGCGGGCCTGGTTGGAAAATGCCAATGGTGTGTACCAAGTACACCCGGCCTGGCATGGACATAGACCTGTAAATCCACATGAGTTTACCCTGATCAAATTGAAATCAAAGACCATCCGGTATGAAAAATGAATACTATAAAGACTCCGCGGCCCGCCTGGACACTATCATAGGCGGTGATACCCAGCACTTTTTACGCCTGCAACGGGTCAAGAATGAGTGGGACGACCTGGCACGTGAAGTGCCCATTGGACAAGGATTCCTGACCTTTGACGACTATGTGCGCGAATACTACGGAGTCAAGTTGCAGTATGATGGTGACAATGTTAGCCTGGCCTATTCGGTAGTGGATGAAAAAAAGCATCTCATGTTCTTGTTAAAATTCAACCTGTGAAGGTCACGGTCAAACACAACTTGATTGTATTTCACAACCCATATGAATGGTATCCGTTGGCCGAGCGTCTGAGGAACGAATATGGGCAGAGTATCATGTTGATTTCGGCCCGTTGCCGTCGAGAACTGGGATTTACTGTGCGTTATCATAAGGGCTTGGCCGAACATGACAAAGACACATGGGAAGTGATGAAAAGCGAAGGATTCCACAATCGTTACCATTATGAGGATCAAGTACACCTAGACTTCTATAATCAAGCTCAAATGAGCTGGTTCGTGCTTAAATACCTAAATAACTAAGCGGTTGACCAATAATGCCATTTCATGTATAATAGTAGTATAGTTAATAATAAGGACAGGTATGAGCACAGCCACTACAGCTAATAAAAAAGAGTCGGACAAGTTCAAGAATCTGTTGGGTCCTACAGATGCCAAACTGGATCGCGAAGTACGTGAGCAGTTGATCACAGCACGTGTGGGCCTCTTGCTCCGTGCACCGTTTTTTGGTAATCTTTCAACTCGTTTGAAGTTGGTCAATGCGGACGAATGGTGTCCTACTGCCGCCACCGACGGGCGTAATTTTTACTACAATAGTCGCTTCGTGGACATGCTCAAACCCAAAGAAGTCGAATTCTTGTTTGGACATGAGGTACTTCACTGTGTGTATGATCACTTTGGACGTAGAGGTGATAGAGATCCTCAGCTGTTCAACATTGCCAATGACTACTGTGTCAACGGTGACTTGAAAAAACACCGTGTGGGCGAATTTATCACCAGTGTTCCTTGTTTATACGATGCCAAGTACGAAGGCATGAGCTCAGAAGAGATCTACGACATCCTGTACGAAAATGCTGAAAAGATTGACATGAGTCAGTTGATCGATAAACTGTTGGATGAACACTTGGACGGCGAAGGCAACGGTGAAGGATCCGGTGAGGAAGGCGATGATGCCAAAAATGGCAAAGGTCGCCCCCGGTACAGCGCCGAAGAAAAACAAAAGATCCGTGACGAAATCAAAGAAGCGGTACTGGCAGCAGCTGCCGCTAGTGACGGTGCAGGTAACTTGCCAGCAGGGGTCAAGCGCATCATTGAAGACATGACTGCACCCAAGATGAACTGGCGTGAGCTATTGCGCATGCAGTTGGAAAGCACTATCAAATCTGACTATACTTGGATGCGCAACAGTCGTAGAGGCTGGCACATGGACGCGGTCATGCCGGGCATGAAGCTGGATCCCATGATTGATATTGCCATCAGCATTGATGCTTCTGGATCCATGCAGGATCGAATGCTCAAGGACTTCCTAGCCGAAGTGGCCGGTATCATGGAACAGTTTCCCAACTATCGTATCCATGTGCTGTCGTTTGATACCGAAGTATATAATCCACAGCAGTTTGACAGTGAGAATCTGGATGACATCACTGGCTATGAGATCATGGGCGGCGGAGGTACCGACTTTGATTCGGTATTCAACTACTTCAAAGATAACGAAATTGAACCCAAACGTCATATCATGTTTACCGACGGTTATCCCAATGGTTCATGGGGCGATGAGCAGTACTGCGATACTGTGTTTATCATGCATGGAACCACTTCGATCGTTCCACCATTTGGACAGTATGCCTACTATGAAGAAGAGAGTCGGCACTGATATTGATTCACTGTGCCGGAATAATCTGCCGTATAAATAGCCTTGTATACTCTTTCAGGAAAATTTATGTCAATAATCGGTGAAAATAATAACGAACTTTTCAAAGATGAAACCATTGGGTTTCAAGATGAAGCAATAAAAACGGCCAAAGGTTATCATTTTGATAACAACCAATGGGATCATAGATATGATACAGCAACAGTCTTGGGCCGATTTGAAGGCGATTGGAAAGATGAAGTGGCCGACTTGGTGGCCAAATCAAAACCACTGACCTTTCATACAAGAGGCGACGAGGATTATGTAGAATATGATCCACCCAGACCGTTTACAACAAAAAAACAAGGACCATTCAAAGATGCAGAGTCTGATTGGTTCAAACGGGTAGGATTTGGCGAGGGTTACTACAACTACGATATAATCAATAAAACGAATCCACAAGCTAGTAGCACTGTTCAAAAAATGGTCGATCGTTTTTGTTTTGAAACTCCTATTGCGTCCACAGTGCATGTGCAACTGACCGGCCAGTGTTTTCCTTGGCACGTAGATATATTCCAACATCGATATAATTTTAAAAAAGCTGATCACTCTCGACTCATACGCATACATGTCATGCTGACCGATTGGCAACCTGGTCACTGGTTTGGATACGGTAACTACACCTATACCGGATGGAAAGCCGGCGATTTTCACACGTTCAACGTGGACAATGTACCACACTACACAGCCAATGCATCCTATCATCCACGAGTGAGTCTCATGGTTACCGGTGTACGTACAGAGGCCACTGATAAATTTTTGTGGGAAGCCATACAAAACAAAACAGTTAAATTATAAAGAGAAATTATCACATGAATCATGTAACAACCTTAGATCGAGTAGTGGTCATTAGAGACGACAAAGAAACAACAACTTCATCGGGTCTTATTATTCCGGATCTAGATCCCTTGGTACGTACTGATACCGGATTGGTAGTAGCAGTTGGTCCTGGCAGAACTACCAAGAACAACGTGGTCATAGAGGTGGCAGTGGCAGTGGGTGATCGAGTCATGTTTGATTCTGGTGCCGGCATCAATGTAAGAACCAATGGCGAAGATCTCGTTGTACTCAAAGAAGACGAAATCATTGGAGTGGTTGAATAATGTTGACCTTTGTTACCATTATGGTGGGGATCTTAAAGATAGCCTGTGCAGTGGCCTTGGTGGCCACAGTGGCTGCCATAGTTGGCATAGCAGTTAGAGAAAATGAAAGGAACAATCATGAATAAATTTAGACAGTGGTACTGGCAAAACGCCACAGAAATCACCTGGTTCTTGACCGGTTGGTTGAGCCTGTGCCTGCTAGAGGATCTTGGTCGCAACAATTGGCTAGGCGTGGTATGGGACACAGCCTTGATAGCTTTGAATTTGGCAGTAAACCGTCGCTGATACCAGATCAATTTAGCCAAAATACCCCTAAATGGGGTGTTTTTATTTTGACCGCTCTATAATCACAGTTAAATATCTGCATGGATAATACAACTCAACCCCAATCAATCACAATAGCCGATCTTGATGTCGTCAAGAAAATTATCGAACTCGCTGCTGCACGTGGAGCATTCCGTGCTGAAGAGATGACCGACGTGGGTGCCATGTACGACAAACTGTCTGCGTTTTTACAAGCAGTGGTAACACAGGCACAACAAGCAGAAACAACAACTGATACAACAGCGCCAGCTGATCAATCTCAAGGAGAATAACATGGCATTTATCAAACACGTAGGCAAGCAAGGAGATCGCAAGGTCAACATCCTGTTTAGAGAAGTTCCAGGAGAAGAGCACATGTGTTTGTGTATCTACCCTGAGACTTTACACGCACACTGGCAGGATGCTGTGCAAAAGGTCCTGGAAAGCGATGTAGGCCAAAGCGCAGAACAGTTTGCAGATGCATTGCATCGCAACTTCTTGCCCGACGGCCGCGCTATCCTACAGACCTTGCACGAAGAGCGCATGATCAAAAAACTGCGCACCAGTGATGTGATCGTTACGCCCAATGGTGCTGCTTCAATCCGCCTGGATGAACTCAACAAGATGTTGAATGAAATGAAGTTGGGCGATGCCGCTGTCAAGAAGTTGGCCGAAAATGATGCCAGCCGTGGTCTAGTAGATCCACAGGTCAAGCGCAAGGCCGAAGCAGAATTCAAAGCCAGCCAAGCAGCCAAATCACAACCTGTACAGACACTACAAGCACCTGCCGAAGGTGCCTTGAGTGATCGTGACATCGCGGCCAACATGGTATTCCAGGCCAAGAAGATGGAACAAGAAGCCAAGGCCATGATTGCCGAAGCTGCACGCATGAAGAAAGATGCACAACGCATGGACCCCAAAGTAGTGGCTCGCGAAGCCACGATTGAGCAACCAGCAGACACAGCCGCACCAAAACGCGGTCGTCCTGCACGAGCCAAGACTGCGGTGGCCAATGCAGATCATTGATACTTTTTTGGATCAGTGGGAAAACATAATTGATGGTGTAAACAAAACAGACGTTCCCCTGGAATGTATCAAAAAGGTTGTAGTCAAACTGGCTGGCGGACGTCAAAAGACCATCAATGTGCATGCGCTGTTGAAGCAGGGACTGGAGCTGGAAGAAATAGAAACCATGCTCACTAGATTTTTTACCGAGCGTGACAGCGAAATCAGAGATGTTGACTTCGTAGTAGATATTTCAGCAGTGGCTGACCTGGTCCAACCCGAAACTGACAAGTTATTAGGCAAACTCTAGATCGCAAGGTCCGGAGTTTTTTGCTATAATTAGCTATGCCAAAGACTGTCTTGCACACATTTACCATGTCGGATGTTGACGATCCATACTTATACGCGGCTTTTCCCTTGTCAGAGTGGCAAAAGACCGAACACGGCCGGTGGGTAATGGAGCATGCCATTGGTGAACCAACCTTTTATTGTAATGCAGATGCCAACACTTACGGATTCCGGGTGGAAGTGATAGGTGATTTGACCGAACAGGATTTGACCTATTTCAAACTAAGGTGGAGCCGATGAAGGCATTGGTAACAGGTGGATTAGGTTTTATTGGACACTATGTAGTGGCCATGTTAGAAGCAGTAGGCTACGAAGTGGCCATCATTGATTCAATGACCACTTACGGTATCATACCCATTGGGGAACTTACACCCTTGTTGTCGGAACGCATGGCACAGTTTAGTACTAGAGATATTACCATAGCTGACATCAGTGAACCGTTTGATCACAGCATACTTGACGGTGTAGATGTAGTCATACACTTGGCCAGCTTTCCGCGGCAAAAAGTAGTGAATCACAATCCACAGGCCGGTTCCAGAGTCATGAGTGAAGGCCTGCTGAATCTCTTAGAGCTCAGTGTCAAGCATCAGGTTAAAAAGTTTGTGTATGTGAGCTCCAGTATGGTTTATGGCGATTTCAACAAGACCTATTTTGATGGTATAAACGAAAGTGACGACTGTAGACCCATGGGTCAGTACGGCATCATGAAGCTGGCCGGCGAGTGGTTAGTGCAGGATTATACACGCCGTACTGGCATGAGCCATGTGATTGTAAGACCCAGTGCTGTGTATGGTCCTAGAGATGTGGAAGATCGTGTGGTTAGTCGTTTCCTGATAACAGCCATGCAGGGTGGTGAAATACAGGTCAACGGTGGCAATGAGAGCCTGGACTTTACCTATGTAACTGACTGTGCCGCCGGCATAGTAGTGGCCGCAGTCAAAACAACCATTGAAAATCGCACTTACAATCTCAGCAGAGGACATGCCAGAACCTTGAGCGAAGCGGCCCAGGTAGCTGTGACCACAGCCGGCGCTGGAACTATTCGCCTGAATGATCCTGATGGTGCTTATCCCAGTCGCGGACAATTAAATACACTTAATGCTCAACAGGATCTTGGGTTTGCTCCCGAAGTCGACATTGAACAAGGTTTCAAGGACTATTATGAATGGCTTAAGAATTCCATTTACGGGATTAAAAAAGCAGTATAACAATCTACGTAGCGAAATCTTGGATGTCACAGATGAAGTGCTACGTTCGGGTCAACTCATGGGCGGTAACTACACCGCTGAGTTTGAAAACTGGTTGGCCCGTAAGAATCATTCAAAGTATGCTGTGACCTGTCACTCGGGTAGTCAGGCCTTGGAAATCATTGCCGAATACTATCGCTTACAAAGCAGTGTACGTCCGCCTAGAGTAGTCTTACCCAGTATGACCTATGTGGCCACAGCCAATGCATTCATGCGTGCTGGTTGGGACCTATGGATTTGCGACACCGATGCCAATGGCATACTAAACAAAGACAAGGTACCACAGGATCTTAGCATACAGGCCACTGTGTTGGTTGGCCTATACGGTGCTGCGGTCAATGCCGATCGCTTCTGGGGCACTGACCTTGTGATTGAAGATGGTGCACAGCACTGGCTCAGTAACAAGTGCAACAGAGTAGGCAATGCCACAGCTATCAGCTTTGATCCCATGAAGAATCTCAATGCCTACGGCAATGGCGGTGCTGTAGTAACCGATGACATAGATCTGTTGGAATATGCTAGAGAATGGATCAACAATGGCAAACCTCGTCATACCAATATAGGCACCAACAGTCGAATGAGTGAAGTAGACTGCGCACAGATGATGATCAAGACCCAACACATTGATGCCTGGCAAGAACGGCGCAGAAACATCTGCCTGTACTGGTTAGGACGCTTGAAAAATACCGGCATCCGTAGCTTGATCACCGCACAGAATTTTGAAACACACGCTTACCACAAGTTTGTGATTGACGTGGATTCGCGTGATATCCTAGCAAGAAATTTAGAAATCAAAGGCATTGAAACTCGTGTACACTACCGCGAGCCCTTGCATGAGCTGACTGCTTATGCAGACTATCACGGACCTGATATTCTCAGTGTGGCAAGCAGTCTAAGCCGACGTGTACTGAGCCTTCCACTGTATCCTGAACTAAGTGACTTGGAAGTAGAATATATTATTGATTCGGTACTAGATTGCGCTTTATCAGTGCGTAGCTAGACAACCAAGCCCAGTCATAACTTTTTTTCAAGGCATCAAAATCACCGCCAACAGCATCGTAGTATTCCACAGCATCTTCTGCACCGCACACACTCCATTCACTGTTTTTTACCGCTCCAGAATCAGTAAGCCACTCACGTAACCGCGATTCATTTTCTATATCGGGCAGACTAGCTTTTAATTTCAACACTTCACGGAATGCTGTACGCCAGGTCATCCAGGGTGTGTCATTGTAGTAGGCTGTTCCGCTCAGGATCGGCACCACTTCGTGTGCATCATCTAGAGTAAAGTCTAGTCCCACACCGGGGTTGGCCAAGACCAAACGACGATTGTAAGCAATCATGGCCTGATGACCATAGGTTAGACCGTTGATGGGATTGCGTGCATGGAAGATATAGTGCTTGGGTTCCTGCAATCTATCAGGTTGCCAGGTCCAGTCAAATGTACCTTCTACACGCAACTTGGCAAATACAGCAAAAAACCAAGGTGTGGTGCTGAGCCTGGCAGCTGCTTGATAGGCTGCCACACGTCCTGTGACTCCTGAGCTACGATGTATACGATTGTTGCTGTTTTGAGTAGTTACATTTAGAAATGCCCAGTTCTGATCAGCACCTGGTTCACCGTTGTCAATAAACACAATGTCTAGTGGTGGTTCCTGTCCACGTGCATAGCTCTTGTCAATGTAAGGATAATCGTAAATCTGCCGACGTAGATGCGTTTTGGCTTCTCTAGGTACTACTGTAACTCCAGCACCACGTGTGAGTGGCACCACAGTTTTAGTACGTTCTTGCCACAAGCTCACTGTGGGTTCAAACACAGTACTACCACCGGTGCTGAACATGACCAATGGTGTGACAAACTCGTGCTCCTGTATAGCGGCCACATGAGTATCGTGTGCATGTTCAACCACTGGCATGGGCTTACGTGGTACCATGATATTCTCTACGAAGTTAAGTCCATCATACCATTCCAGTAACTTGATGTCTTGGCTACGTTCTAAGAATGTGGGTACATGTACATAAAAGGTGTCACCAAACCTTTGTCGATCAGATGCAAACACATGTAGCATGCTCTGTTGCCATTCGCTGGGATGCCAAGTAAAGTTGAAATAGGTATAGTCGCATACACTACTAACTACCCAGGCATACTCTGACGAAGTCTTGCTCAACAGGCGACGTAGAGTTCCTAAATAGTCGCTTACATAGCGTACTGTGTGCTCACAGGCCACATCAACACCTTCGCCGTGGTCTATGCCTAGTACTGCGACAGATTCCTTGCGTTTCAGTATTGGATGGTTGTAATTGGTATCGGTATAACCAGCTGTGGGAACCAGTTCGGTGCCACCATTCTGCTGGTGTTGGCTGGGCCATACATGTCGTTGATGACTCTCCCAGGGCACAGGTTCCCATAAAAAATCAAAGCCCCGATAGTCAGTTAAATAGTTGACCCACCAAAAGTATCTAGTACGACTCAATTCCTTAGCCTGATCCAGATCACGAGCCCATCGCTCGTGAGCAAACAAGTTGGGTTTGGGTCCGGAATAAAATATATCAAACATGATCAGAATCGACGAAATTTATTATAACACATTCTTGCCTCAAATACAAGCAAATCCTCGTGGAGCCATGCACTGGTTTGATCCATTTGGCTCAGTGAGTTTTGAAGATTTGTGTGCGGAACCGGCAGTGGATCATGGGCATGATACTGTCAGGTATCTGTTTTGGGATCAGGAACCGCTACATAAAAATACCACAGATCCAACACTATCTCAGTTTGTTATCAACTTCCCCAAGGGACAACGTCACCTAATAACCAGCGAACAGAACAGTGAATTTGTTGAGCAGGCCTGTGATACTTATGGATTTACTGCCCACTACTACTTCTTTCATGGCTGGGCAGCTTTAGACTGGTTCAGAGGATATGATCGTAGCTTTCTGATTCCTCGTGCCAAACGCCGTTCCCCTGGCAAGACTTTTATGAGTCCAAATCGTATTGTATCTGGCATGCGAGATCATCGTGTGCTGTTTCTTTACAATGTATTTAAACAGCAACTACAACACAATTATATCAGCGCACCCAGGATTTGCCCATACTCAGGCGAAAACATTCTCGAAATCGCCGCAGGTCATGCCAACACATACCCGGACATAAAGGATGTGTTTTCTCAGGTTGAGTTGCCAAGATATTTTGCGGGAGAAGCTCAGCAGGAGATGAGTTCATATCAACTCGGCAACTGGCAGGAGGCCAGTGATAGTCTAGTGTATGTAGCTACAGAAACAGTATACTATGGCCGTAGGCAACATCTGACAGAAAAAACATTCAAGGCCATGGCATTAGAAATGCCATTTATTCTGGTGGCTGCAGCCGGTAGTCTGGAATATTTAAAGAGTTATGGATTCCAAACCTTTGGTGGAATCTGGGATGAAAGCTACGACAACGAAACAGATCCTGTACGCCGTGTAGAAAAGGTCACACAACTACTAAAAGAGTTGGATTCATTGAATCAACACGACCGCCAACACATACACGATCTTTGTGTACCCATAGTCGAACACAATTACGTACATTTTTATTCTGGCTCTTTTGAACGTGTATTATGGAAAGAACTCACAGGAATGTTGCATGACTTTTAAATTCGCTATTCATCCAGGATCGATGCCAAGACGTATGTTGATGAATGCCATGGATGCTCACTCTATACCTTACGAAATACAGTCCATACAGAATAGCATGCCCGGTACTCCATATTTTGTTACCTTTGATACGTTTGACCACAAATATGATTACATCGCTGCCATACCAGATGCGGTATTCGACCGCGATCTTAGAATTATATTCTACTATCACGAGGGTGATCATCCAGGTTTCATCCGACAGCGTCTAGACGATCGTTGTAGGCAACATTCACGAAATATAGATTGTTACAGACTGGTCAGTGCCAATACCTTGGCCGATCAATTGGATCGTTGTTGCTATTTTAATGATCACGAAATGCGGTACTGGTTAGGCAATAGATCCACCCAACCATTGGAAATCCATAATCGTCCCAGACCATTTGAGTTTACAGCACTGAGTCGTACACACAAATGGTGGAGAGCCACAGTCATGACTGATTTAAAATTGCGCGGGCTGTTAGATCATAGTCAATGGAGCTACAATACACTGTTGGATCTAGGTCAGGACAAGGAAGTTGATAATCCCATTGAGCTAGGCAAAATTTTTAACTATCACCTGGATCAATTCATATCGGCCGGGCCTTACACTTGCGATGACATGGACAGCGATAGTCATAACAACCATTCGATTCTGGTTCCAAAACATTTTACTGAGTCCTATTGTAGCATAGTGTTGGAGACTTTTATTGATATTGAAAATTCAAATGGCACTTTCCTGACCGAAAAAACTTTCAAGTGTATCAAGCACGGACATCCATTTGTATTGATAGCACCGCCGGGCAGCTTACAACTTCTGCGCGACATGGGGTATCGTACCTTTGATCATGCTATAGATAATTCTTACGACTTGATAAAGGATCCTACCGAGCGCTGGCTCAGTATTGCCAAAACTATTGAAAAATTACAGGCCCAAGATATGCAGGTCTGGTTTGAATCGTGCAGAGAAGATCTAGAACATAACCAACAGTTATTCTGTGACAGCAAGGCTGACAGATTAAATACCCTTATTGAAAGACTACAATGATCAACAGCTATACATCCTGGCAACCACTTGAAGAAGTCATAGTGGGGCGTGCCTACACACCGGACTACTTTGACTTTATTGACAATGCGCAGGTACGCAATCAACTGCAACAGATCCTAAATGAAACTGCCGAAGATCTAGATAATCTACAGCGTACTATTGAAATCTATGGTGCTCGGGTGCGTAGACCTAATCTGATGGATCGACATCAATTTCAACAGAGTCAGTTAGCAGGACAAGGTGCTCCATTACCTCCTCTTACTCCTCGAGATTGGCAAATCAGTTTAGGACAAAAACTCCTACGGGTACTTCCCATGAAAGAACTGGACGATATTTGCAAGGACTATGCCGATCAAGTGGTCAATCCACACGGTGCTGATTGGGATCCTGGCTGCATATTAAATGGTGCAAGTGCATCGTGCATCGTGCGTGTAGGACGCGATGTGTTTTTTGACAACAGTGATTTTTTGCGTCCTGATCAAACACGCTGGATCGTAGACAACTGCTTGGGTCCAGAGTACAGAATACATGAAGCTGTGACCGACGGTCATGGGGATGCTGTGTTTGCCATACTCAAACCCGGAGTAATTCTTTCAAGCAAACACGACATGCATCTGCATCTAGCAGAAGACTTTCCTGGTTGGGAAGTGTTGAAGATCTGGGATAGCAGTATCTGGGCTGCTATGGAAGTGGGCAAGTTCAAGTATGAAGAAAGTCCCGGTGCCTGGTATGTGCAGGGGCAAACACCTACTCCTGAGTTTACCACCTTTGTGGATACCTATCTGAACAAATGGACCGGCTTTGTGGCCGAAACAGTATTTGATGTCAACTGCCTGGTGTTGGACGAAGAAAATGTGATTTTTAGCGCCTACAATAAAAATGTATTTGATTTTTGCAAACGACATAGAATCAATCCCATCATCAGCGAACTGCGTCATAGCTATTTCTGGGACGGTGGCATTTCGTGTTGTACACAGGATCTGCGCCGCAGCGGCGGATTAGAAACTTATCTTTGATCTCAAAACAGTGCGGGCCATAGTAAGATTTTTCAAAGAAAGTCATCAGCGTAGTCCGCATGTGTTCTGGCTGGATCTAGCCAGTACCATACTGACCATGATAGCCAGTCTCAGCTTGGCTATCACAGCCCGAGCACCACACATGGAATATATCTATCCCGGCTACTTCCTGGGCAGTTTGATCAGCATCTATACCGGTTATCGTCGACACAGCCCCTGGACTGTAGTCTTGTGCAGTTATTTCTGCGTGATGAACATTGCTGGATTTAGTAGGGCCGCTGGTTGGATCTAGCTCAACTGCATACAGTTATACCGTAAAGATCCTGGAATCTATCAGCGTCGCTGCGATCGTTAACCATAGGCTCACCTCGAATATTAAGGCTAGTATTAAGCAGGATAGCACAACCGGTTTTCGCATGCCAGGCCTCTAAGAGTTGTCTAATTCCGCTATCATCCGGCGGTACAGTTTGTATCCTACTGGTACCATCAACATGGGTAATAGCAGGAAATAGATCAGGACGCCTGCAACGACCGACGACCTGCATATACCTAGTGTCACAGAAACCACTAGGGATATCAAAATACTCATTAGCATACTCCTCCAAAACAACGGGAGCGAACGGTCTAAATTGTTGTCTACGTTTGATGGCATTTACACGATCCTTTATATCTGATCCTCGGGGGTCTGCGAGCAGACTTCTATTTCCCAGGGCTCTGGGTCCAAACTCGGCCCGACCGCTAGCGACACCGACGATTCTATCACTGAGTAAACGATCAAGGCAGGCGCTGACAGGATACGTTCCTGGGATGTTTGTGCCAAGGTACGCATTTTGCCAGTTGATCCTGCCTCCGTAGGCCAATGCGGCAGCGCCAAGACTGCTGCCACCGTCACCAGGGCAAGGCATGATCCAGATATTTTCAAAATATTCATTTAAGTTTCGATTGGCCAAACAGTTGAGTGCAACACCGCCCTGATATACAAGATTACGACTCCAGCCAAAGGCTCGGGCACGTTGCATAACCTTATATATCTCTTCTTCAAGAATAACCTGCGCACTAGCAGCTATATCCACATCTCTAGCTGTGGGCAGGAACATGTGATCGATTCCTACATGTAGATTTTCCTGCAACAGGATCTGCATGGTATCTGTGTGCCTAGCTTCGCCATAGGCACTCATGCCCATCAGTATGTATTCATCTTCCATGGGTCTCAATCCCACACGTTCTGTGATGGCGGTATAGAATAATCCTAGGCTATAAGGATATCGCTGGCGCCATAGGATATCATACTGAGCTTGGCCATCTACATAGTGTGCGCCCCAAATGGTTATGGTATCCCATTCGCCAATGGCATCAATCACGACCACCGTGGCTCGATCAAAACTACTGGTTTGGAAACCAGCAGCCGCGTGGCTCAAATGATGACTGTGTGTTGACACAGGAACATTATCAAAAAAGCCATCCAGCTGTTGATCTAGCACTTGATGGGTAGTTAGCTTGTTCCACTCAATGCCTTGTCCTGAGTACAGTTGACGCAACTGTTTTTTCCAAGGTGTTTCATAATAAGCAATGTGATCAATATGGCGCCCTTGTGCTAGATCAAACAACATGTCTACATTAAGATTGGCATCATTTTTGATTTTACTATAGCGTTCGGCATGACCAGCATACACTATGTTGCCGCCAGCATCAATTACTGTAGCAGCAGCGTCATGAAAACCGGCACTGATCCCTAGGATATTCATTTGTAGATAAAGGGATCTCTTTTACGTAGTTCTTTTAACTTGCGACGATAACGTATTTCTAGCATCACACGGTTATAGATATTTTTAAACCATTGCACGTTGCTTCTCCTCTAGTATAGGATCAAACAAAGGCAAAGCACAAAAGGTCACTGTGTCTTTGGGTATGACTGTGGCCCGACGAAAAGCCACAACTGTTTCCAAGTTATAGTAGTTGTACCTTGTATCAATTGCTTGTGTCCATTTGAGTCCAGTTCCAATACCGGTGCCATTTACTATGTCATAATTGGGTTCAACGGTACCAGCAAATTCATTCCAATCAACAGGCCAATCCATGAGATACGGCAAAATCAATAATCGCCAACCTGGTGCCATGCGGGCACGCCAGGGCCAATGTAGAAGTCTGACACCATACTCGTATGGACTGAAATCACCTGGTGCCCACTGTCCACGTTCACCACGGTTGGCAAAGCGTGTGCCGTACAGCATGTCAGGGTGCAAGCGACCACGATTGAAATATGTATCGTAGGTATTGACTTCTTCTGGTAAGGGGATGGTGAATCCCAAGTTAGCCAGGCCTCTGAATCCCAGACAGTTGCGTATGGTTTGCTGATCAGCTATGTCAATTTCGGCCTTGCGTGCTTTTTGTGCTTTGAACCAGTCTGGCATGTGATTTTGCATGGCTGTGGGTGCCGGACAGTTCAAGTACTGTATGGCAGGATCTGTACTGTACTCCCAGGTCAAGTAGTCGTTTACATATATATCATTCATAACAGATCCATTTGTTGTTGAGCATATCTGGGATCATTCCAGTGATATGTGTATTCTGCTCGGGCACTACTAGTGCGTATCTCGGTTACATCCAATCTGGAAGCCAGCATGTTCCATATTTGCACATAATCTTCTGTTCCAAAACTGCGTATCAAATTTACCTGGCCTATCTGCGGATGACCAATGGTAAGGGTTTTGTCTTCAGGATCAAATCCATTGGTTACTAACCATTCACGAAATTCAGCCAGTTGGCGGATTTGCCAATCATGTGCTCCAGGATCTCTGGCCCATTCAATGTCAAAATCGCCAGCAGCTTCGGTTTGATTTTTCAAGGTAGTTGTTGTCAACTCGTTGATCCTACTGTCGCGGCCTTCGTCCTGGAACACTTCCCAGTGATGCTTGCCTACGGCCTTGTTGACTCCTACATATACTCCACCCATTTTCCGATTGATTGTTTCAATTCCAAACAGTTCATAATCGGCTTCGTCCAATACAAAACGTGGAGCATTTAGCCAACACATGAGTTGACTGGGTCTCATCCATTCGGGTGCGGTGTGTTTCTTGCGCCAACTCAAGGCCCAGCTTTCAAATTCATGACACAGGAGATTCAGTTGTCGTATGTGCCAGCGCACCGATGCATCTGCATCACGATAAAAATGACTTATACGTCCGCTGACACCTTGAAGATCTTCAAAATATCTGTGAAGATGATTGAACCGTTCGCGTACAATGTTCATGTCATGGTCCATCACAGTATCCAACGTAAACACATCATCAATGGTATAACCTATATTGGCTGAATTTATTTCGGCAATTGAATTGTTGATTTGACCACAAAGATAATCACCGTTTCTTTCAGAATCAGGAAATCCCATGAAACAGTAGTTTTTTTCTAAATGATATTGGTCACGTATCAAATCATTCAAGGCTGCCAACCATTTACGACTGAGACTGCTATCCCATACATTGATGTAGATGGTGAGATCTTCCAGATCTATTTCTACAACATCAAGTAACGATTGATTCATACCATGCACCAATTTCTGGGTCTTGCCCTAGGATGTCCGCAAGAGTAAATGAATCTCCACGGATAGATTCTAATTGTAACACACGACGCTTGCCTCGTGCAAGAGATTCGGCAAAGGTATCAGGCCATTGCTCCTCAAATGTCGGACGACATTTGAGCTGTAGCAATATATCTTGCATAGCTCCTGAAGTTTCGGTTATTAGACTGTCTACAGTTTTGTCTAATAACTCACGTGGCAAGGCCAATGGACTTAGGATTATGTCTGGAGTAAAACTGAATACTACCTTGGCCAGGATGTCTACGCCGAAGTCGGCGGCAAGAGACGTAATGTTGGCGACTTCAAAGAGTCCTGGTAGCGTAAGAGTAAAATCGATTCGCCATTGGCGGCGGTTCTTGGCCATGGCAACGCCTCGGGCGAAATTATCTCGCCATGCACTGTAATCAAGTCCGGTTCTGATGTATTCTCCTGTGGCTCCGGTTCCGTCGAGACTGGCACAGATTTGATAATCCCGTAGATGAGCCAAAATGTCACTATAAAGGTCACAACCCCTGTAATTAACCCGGCTAAGATTTGTGTTGTATCTAGCATAAACGCGATCTCCGTCGCCTAATTCAATAATTCTTTTCATGTATCGCCAGTGCTGTTCATACATGAGCGGCTCTCCACCTACCCAGTACACTTCTTCTACACGATGTTCTTCTACTGCTTGAGCGAATTCACGTTCAATCTGACCGTCTTGAAAAGTACTTATCTCAGATCTGATCTCGGGGCGCATCCAGTTGTTTTTTGAATCGTCCCAGTTGATCATGTCATGCTGTCGCTGTTCGGTTTCCCACGCAGAACTCAGCATGTCACCACACATGCGGCATTTGAAATTGCACAGGTTACTGAATCTATAGTCCCAGGAAATTGGCTTGACTGTGGTAAAACCTGTAGCATCTGTGGCCTGCATGGCGGACTCATAACGGTCGCCAAACATTCTGTTAAAATAACTACGATAAACATCAGTATTCAACAGTTGATTGTTGCATACATCACACTCGGGTAGAGTTTCACCGGCCATCATTCTACGACGAACACTGCGCATATGATCGCTGTTCCAATGCTCGTCTAATGTGATAGGAATATACTGCCCGGTACCTGCGGCTGTATCTATGTACTGAGCAAAATTCTGCGCAGGTTCACGCGATGCACAGCACATTCTGCGTTCGGTTTGTGGACTTAGATACGTGTGAGTCCAAGGTGCCATACACAAGGTATCAGGTTTCACTTGTTGGTCCAATTGATATATAGGGTTTTTCTGTAGGACACATGGGCCACTTCGCCAATCATATGATGCAAGATCTTGTTGCTGTTGTGTAACATTATTCCATGATTTTTGCGATATTCAACAAAATATTCTGCGTCATCTTCGTAGTATTTGGTGCCCATTTCACCATGGCCCCAGGTGTCAAGATATACGATGATCACATTATGTACATTTTCAAAATCCACATGGATAGTATTTCTGTAACCAGGGTAATCTCTCCATAGTTCTATCGAAGAAGATTTTGGCACATCAAAACAGGCCAGTATGCGTTGACGCAGTTCGGTGTTGGCCAATAACAACACATGTCGATCAGATCCAGATAACGGTGTCAGCAGTTCCGGAGCATCATCAGCTGTCTGTATACGGGTAGGTGTAAATGTATCTACTAGATCGATTATTTCCTGCAGGAGATCATCTGGAAATACATCACACAGTCTCGCCCCATTGGGGGACAAAGGTTTGATGTGCATGTTAATCTGGTCCCATATAATTGATCATGTGAGCGAATTCTGGTTCCACCTTACAGAGATTTTGACCACGTCGGCGATCCAGATTGGCCATTTCTCTACGCATGTTGAAACCGTCTAGACTGACACCGCCCAGCATGAAATCAATGATGCGATCAAATTCCTTACGGTCCTGCGGATTGACCCGAGCCAGGCGCAGACGTTGTGCGATTGTATACTTGGCCGATTCTGGCAAGGTGCTGATACTAAAGTAATAGGCTTCATGCATCATGTTCCAGTAGACAAAATCAAACTGTTGTTGCTCAATCCAGTGACTTAATTCTTCAAGATAGCATACATTAAATACATTCACCGTGGCACATACCTGTAGTTGTATGTTGTCACAACGTCTGCGCATGTCTTGGAAACGTTCAATGTTGGCACACACTTCGGTCCATTGAGCATTGCTACGTTGGTATTCAAATCTAGCACCCACATCGTCGATGCTGAAAGCTATTTCCACTGTTTTAAAATAGCGCCAAATTTCTTCAGCTTGCTCAGGCCATTGTGTGCCATTGGTGTTGTAATGTATTTCTATATTGTGAGCTATGCCGCGATTGATCAAGCCCTGCAACATGTCAAAGTGTTCTTGGATCATAAATGGTTCGCCACCGGTGAATTCAATGTAGCGTATTTGATCTGACACTTGATCTATTTCAGTCCAGAATGTTTCATTTTCTCTAGGCCATGCACCGTTGCGTAACATTTGATAATGAAAACTGGTTTTCTTATCTTCACCGGGTTCCAAATTGGCCAGTTCTTCTATGGCAAATGTACTTGAGCTCCATGATCCACAGATACGACATTTTAAATTGCAGATGTTGCCCAGCTTGAGATCTAAGAACATGAGTGGTTTGGCATCTGCGGTCCATTCTGAATCGTCAATCATGTGCTTGAGTCGATCCAGGGTATGCATACGCTTCGATGTACGGCCACTACGTTCTTCACGCCAGCATTTTCTACAGGTCTGTGGCTGTTCACCGGCTAGGAACTGTTCACGTAGATGTCGCATACTGGCGCTGTCCTGTATGCTACTGAATTGTGCGGTGGCCAGATTGAATTTTTGTCCAGACTCATCTACCAGTTCATCTTCGGCCAGGCAACAAGGACGTACCGTGCCAACAGGACTGGTTTCCAAGCTGATCCATGGCAGTACGCAGAATCGATCGTGTGGTATTTTCATCGGAGCGGAACTCGTTTATCTTCAGGACGATATTGAACAATGGCCTCCAGCTCCGGAACCACACTCAACAAACTTTCACTGCGGCTCCAATCCAAATCGTTGACTGCTTGCCAAAAATTCTTCAACAAGTGACTATTGTCTTGGGCCATCATGAATTCAATCGCGCCGCGGAATCCACCTACAGCACGCTGTATGGTGTCAAGGGGTTCAAGCCATGCTATGTGTGCTTCAAATTCGGCTTTGAATTTAAGTTTTAATTCCATGGGCAACATGTCTATACGATAACTGTCAGGACCTTGCAGTATGTTTAAATTGAAATCCTGCGCCCGGATATACCCGGATTCCACCATGTAGCGATGGAATCGGGTAAAATTCCAGATATTCATCATGCTGAGCGTAGGACTGATCATAAAATCAATATGTGGACATTCGCGTTTCAAGTCACGTATATTCTGTTCAACTTGTGCCCAGTCGGTGCCCGAACGTATGATGCCGGCTCGATCACCCATGTCGTCTAGGCTGGCTGCCACGCATACATTAGGAAACTGTTTCCACAGATCCAACACACTTTCCTTTTTAAATTTCAATTCAGTTAGATTGGTATTATAGATCAATCCAAGATCGGTATTGCCTTTTTCAATCAGCAGTTTTAGGATACGATTGTGTTCTTCCATGATCAAGGGTTCGCCGCCGGCGAAATATATCTGTGTTAAGTGTGGGATATGCTCCTGCATCTGTTCCCAGATATCTTCATCGTGCCGTCCGGCAAATGATACACGTGGTCGTAGTTCTTTACCCCACAGCTTGACATCATCATCATACCAACGACTGCTGAATATAGAGCCACAGCTGCGACATTTTAAATTGCAGATGTTACTAAAACGCACATCCCAATAGTGCAGACGCATGTCAGGTAAACTGCCGTCGGCACGGGTTTCGTCTACTTCAGCAATATAGTGTCCAAAGTTTTTGTTTGAATTGTTTCGCATGCTGGCAAAACCAGCGGCTTCCTGTTCATAACAGTCGCTGCATTCACGACAAGGTTTTTCTTCCAACATGTTTCTGCGCATTTCACGCATGCCTTCGGCATTCCATACTTCACGCATGGTCTGTTGTTTAAGATCACCCACTGGGTATTTGCCATTTGCCAAACAGCAAGGATAAGCGCGACCGTCGGGCCAGGCATGCAGATGTATCCAAGGTAGTATACAAAAATGCTCTGACTCCATCAAGCGATGCTTCTGCTTGTCGTCTAGCTCATCCAGTGCTATGTAATTAGGCACTCGATCCATCCAGTTGTATTTTCCTATAATCTTGCTCACAGTGTATGGTACCAATCTTGTAGTTGTGCGAATGTTTTGCTAAAGTTTTTTCCTCGACGCTGATCATATTGCTTATAAAACTGCTTGAAGTCGTTGTGCAGTTTGGGCATTTCAAACGCTTCAGAATGTGGCGTCTTGACCACATCAAGATAATCAATAAGTCGTTGTACATGATTGCGTTCATGTTCGTGGATCATGTCATCGGATCCCCACTGATCCAGCCAGGCCTCTAGCTGTTGCTTGTGCCGGGTGCGTATTACATCGGGCAAGACCAAGGCGCTTTGAAAGCTAGGGAATCTGAGTATGTTTAGAGTGAAGCTGGGAAAGTCTCGACCATATTGATGTTTCCAACGCATGAATACTGTCAGTAGGTCGGGCAAGGTGTCCAAGCACAAGGCATTGATGGTGCACATGACGTGCAGGCCACGCAGACGATCACTGTCCATCAATTTGATCATGTTCATGACCCAAGCACTGTAATCAAGCCCGTCTCTGATGTATTCAGCCTGGACTCCAACACTTTCCTGGCTGGTGTATAGATCCAGTTCTATCCCTTGGGTGGCAGTCAACAAGCGATCTAGATCCACGCCAGGACCTAAATTTGAGTTGATGGCTAGTCGTGTAGAACTACGCCCAGGGTTATTTTGAAACCAGTCAATCAGCTTCCAGGTATCACCACTCATGAGTGGCTCGCCACCAGTGATCCTTAGTTCTTGGAGTGTTTGATGGAGGTCTGTTTCCCACCACTTGAAAAACGCTTCAACATAGGGATTTGTTTCGCCAAAGCGGTATAGTTGACTAGTATCGTGAGCATGAGTAAAGTGGCCACGCCCATCAGACACCAGGCCGTCATAGGCGCCGTTGGATCGTATGTCACGAACCCATGTGCTACTGAAAGCAGGGTTACAATAGCTACAAGCGAATTGGCAAGTGCGATCGAACGCGATTTCAAGCGTGCGAAGATTGACATCTTCTTGGTGTGGTTTTTGATATGCTTCATTTAAGGCCTCCAGAGGGTAAATTCGACTTTTGTACACACGGTCACTCACAGCATCGCGACCCATGTCTTCGATTTTCCAACAGTATTCGCAACCTTTGGGACGGTTACCCAACTGCATGTTCAATCGATCTATTTTCTTCTCTACTGTGTTGTGTATGGCACTGGGACGGGTTTTGATTTCCTCTACGTCAATGGCATGTGCCGGTGGATGATGACAACTTGTGGTCTGACCAGATCCCAACCAGATAGTGGCATTGTACCATTTGGCCGCGCAGAAGCTGGCACTTTTTGGGTCTAAGACCTGTTGTTTAAACTCTAAATCGTTCACGTATAAATTTTTCAAAGCGTTGAGGAAATTCGGCACGGACCTGTAGCCGCATGTCTGCGAGATGTTGCTTGTTGTATTTACACACATCCTCGCAGGCTGTAAGGAAACTGGCCAGATCTTGCTGACACAGATCTCGTATCACTTCGGCACATCGCACTACACGAACATGATTGTCGGCTATGTTATCAAAAGATTCATCTATCACATGTCCAAACGTGCGGAAACCCAGTTTGTGTAGATCTCTATAAAATCCACAATTGGCCACAGCAATAAATGGATGACCAATGGCTATGGGTTTCCATATTTTTTCTGTCCGGAAACTGTAAGGATATCTATGCACTGTTTCGGTGACCACGCTGAAATATGTGTCCTGATAAGGACGAGCCTTGAGATATATTTCTCCCCAGATTCCGCGGAACAGTTGATTTTTGATCAGTCCCACCGAGACTGTGGTATCGACAGTCGAATCAAACATGTCAGGTTCATAACCGGCCGGTAAAAGCTGTATTGGGCCGTTGCCACTATCCAAATTGGTCCACAAGGCCTGATCCAGTACCGGTCTCAACAGGTCTATCATGTAGCGTCTATGATCGCGTTGTCGTCCATTCAGGAACAGGAACTTATAAGGACGATCTGTAGAATATTGATCCTGATACTGTTGCACTGCTTCCATGTTTTCCACATAGTCATACAGCTTGGGCAAAAAACTTTCATACAACAGATGCGGATACTGTGCAGGGATATCACCGCCGGTGATAACTGGAATCTGCCCTTGCTCAAGCAGATCCATCACTTTCAATCCAAATTCACAGTGAGTAATCACAGTTTCGGACCCTTCGGCTGGATTGCTAAAAACTACATCTATAGTTTTATTTCGCACAAGATCTACGATGAGATCGCGATTGGCATTGAACTGCTGTCGACCAATCACATATACTGCGCCTGGCAAAATTTCGTGTTGCGATAAATCCCAAAATTCTGCATCAATCCAAGGTTGTATTAGATCAGATATTTCACTAAAGGTGTCTACTACCAGCTTACGATTGCCTAGCATAGTATTCGCACTCCTTCCACCAGGCAGTCATTTCTGGAAAGGTCTTTAAAAAATCTGTGCCATGTCTGCGATCGGCTTCGCTAAAGAATCTAAAAAAGTCGGCCTTGTTGCGTTGTAAGTATGCAGGCTCTAACTTTTGTCCATCACGCATCCAGGCTATGTCGCGATCCAGTCTGGCTATCTCGTAGTCTTTGAATCCATGAAAAGGATCGTCCTCGCGTTCAATTTGACGTATCATCCAGGCCCAGAGATATTCCAACTGTTCTGCATAACTTTCAGGCAGTAGCTGTAAACTTTGCCAGGCAGGCTGACGAAGTACAGGAGTGTCAAACCAAACACGTTGATAAGTCTTGCTGTACAGTTTGCGCAGGCCTAAAATACCAGCAAACAGGCTACTGAGATTGGTCACACTCAGATTGTTCATGGTCACAATAAAAGTAATGCTGTTGCGACCAGGAATCTCTGTTAGAAATTGATTAACGCGATCCCATAAGAGATTAAAATCTAAACCGTGACGAATATATTCAGCCTGCGACCCCCACGAATCCAAACTTACATACTGCATAAAATGTTCGATCTTTTCACCCTCACACAGTTCTTTCACATGGCCTTTGTATTTTTGCCACGACTTTTCATCCACACTAAAATTACTAGTCACATCCAAGTGTAAGTTGGGTTTAGGGTTGGCCAACACATAGTCAAACACACGATAGGTATTCTTATCCAGCATGGGTTCGCCGCCAGTCATGCGGAAATGTTCTAGTTCTGGATACAGTTCAGGCCACCAAGACCAAAATGCATCAACGTAGGGATTGGCGTCACGACTAGGTATAGGGCGATTGCGACCAGTAAAGTGACTGGGATCATTGTGTATAGTGCCAGTAGGATATCCTCCCCACTTATCAACTTCTGCTTGCCAAGTTGAGCTAAACTGCGGACTACAGTAACTACAAGCCAAATTACAGGCGTGATTAAAATTAACTTCAACATAACTAGGAACAACATTTTCATCTCCTGAGGAATTCATTATTGATTCAAAATTTACGGCCGCCCATGGCTCGCCCGATCTGTAGTGTCGATCACTTAGTTTGCCATTGTCCTCCATGCTCCAGCAGTAGCTACATTCTGCAGGACGTTCTTGTTGCAACATGATCTTGCGTTGTATTTTTTTGTAGGGTGTATTGTGCAGAATACTAGGATCGTTGGCCAGCGACTCAGTGGGTATTTCATGCAAGGGAGGATGGTAGCAACTGTTGTTGAGTCCGGTAGTTAAATGAAGGCTTACCTGTTTCCATTTGGCCAGGCACATGGCCGGACCCAACAGAGCCTGCATGTCCTCGGCACTGCTCAGAAATTTAGATTTGAAATCTGAAGTGATTTCATCACCCTTGTTTACCATCCTTCTTGACTCCTGATCACATCAATTTCTTTGTCCATAAAATGACGGTTTTGCCAGTTACTGCGATAATGATGTTTGAAGAAGGCGCTTTCTTTCTCCAACATCATGTTGATGGGCAGACTCAGTTGTGTGGTAAGATCCTCGGCCACACGGCCAGCAAGTAGTTCTGGATTAGAATTTTCCACCGTTGTCCATAATTGAGCCAGAGTATCAAAGTCCTGCACCTGTTTGTAGTCCCAATCGGTCAGCATGGTCATGTAGGTGCCCATACGTGATCCTGCGATAGCCCAGATGCCATTGTCTACATCGCGTCCTACATTGTGCCATATGGTCAAGTGATCAAGATTGCGATGATGTACACGATCTTGGAATTCTGTTACTGTGGGGCGTGCGCCTTGATTCAAGCACATCTTCACTCCTTCACGGAAGCCAGCACGCCAGGCCTGGAAAGCAGATCCGTTAGGGTAAGTGGTACTATAACAGTTGTACATGGCATGATAATCTGGATAGAAACAGAACTCCACATCATTGGCCGCAGAACCGTCTGTGTTTTCATGGGTACGCATGGTGGCCACGAACTCTCGGGTCCAGCATGACAGTCCGCCATTGCCGTACATGAGTCCATTGATGATGTTTCTAGCACGCCAACGAAATACAGCACGGTGCTCATGGGCACCTTTGAGTACGATACGTTGATTGAAAAAATCTTCGTCAGGAATGTTGTCACCGTCGATCAAGATGAATCGCTCAGTTGTACTCATTTCAGCTGCGGCCTTATGTGCGGCGTCTGATCCTTTGATGCCATCTACACGTCGTGCCCAGGGCACCATATTTTTGATACGCACCCAAGTTTCTTCCTTGTTGGGTTCATCATAGCTGAGGTATATGCAATCCAAATCGGCTACGTCTATTCCTGTTACTTCAATCATTGTAAACTCCATTTGATATGCGGTTCTGACTCGTTGACCATGACACAGATGTCTTGTGGGTGACAAGCTGTGCCTTTCCCATTGGGACGAAGTTTGTGTATTGTACTGGTTTTGATAAAGACCAATTTTCCTTCAACCACGCGACAGTTGGTTGGACCAGCTCTAAATATTTCTGGATCAACGTCTATGTAATTACCGGGTAAATCTTCCATACTGTAAAATAACACATCGCCCAGTTCGTTGTAGTATAATCTATAGATAGGATCATGCACATCTGGCGGTACATATTGTGACAAGGCCAGCCAAAAATTATCATTGGTACTATTGCTCATTGTTCCAGTCCTTGACATGATAGTGCACCAGACCCCATTGGGCGATAGTGTTGATCCTGAAAGGATCGTTTTCCCAGACCAGTTCGTCAGTCCAATTTTCAGAGACAGTTCCTATCATATTTTTCTTCATGTGTACTATGGTTGGACCCAATCCTGGCGGCAAGGTCACTTGATCTTCGCCAATGATAACTGCAGCCATGGCATAGACCACATCGGTGGTGGCTTCTAAATCTGGAAATTTCAACAACACACGGTACTGTTGCCAATTGGTAAAAATTGTACGCACCAGATCAAAAAAATCCTGTGCTGTTTTACTACGGCGCCAATAGGTAATGGCATTGTAAACGTCTGGCAAACTGTTATGATCAAATATCTTGCGATATAAACGAGACTGGCCTGGCGTGTCATGATAAGTCCGGCAACCGGTACTGATCACTAGATCTCTGCGTTCAAACAAGGTCCACCAATGATCAATTGGGCTGGCGCAGAGCATGTCCGCTTCTAACTTGATAGTCTGTCTGTAGGGACTAATCTCAAACATTTGCCAATCGTTAGCGAATCCGCCCAGATCTCCATGTGGTAATTGATCAACAGTCACTATGGATATGTCAGCCAGCGGATGATGCTGTAGTATCGAGTCAGCCAGGCGCCTGGCGCAGGTCACATATTGATCGCCAATGGCCGGTATCAAGTATCCACGTTCAGCTAGCAAGGTCAACAATGGCTCCTAAGTGTCCTTTGCCCATGGCATGAAAATCATGTGTCAGTTTCATCCAGCGTGGACGAGATTCTTGATCAGTCCAGTCCACACGATATTCATCTGGACCTGTCTTGGTCAGTTTGTGTTCGTGTGTGACTGTGGCCAATTTCCAAGGAATATCAGCATGATTCAACACATGCCCGTTGACCATGCCTAGTGCTATACTCAGGGCAAAGTCGTTACGATACGTGGTACGAGATATGCCGTACAAGCTACGATAATGATCCCAGTGTTGGCGTACCATCTGCATGCTTTCAAATATCAATTGGGCCTGTTCACTGCGGCGGAACATCATGACTGTGGCCCACCACATGGGCATGCGATGATCACCAAAAGTATCCAAGTCTTTAAAAGTTTCTTTGGCTGTGACATCATAAGCGGTACGATGGGCAATAAAATCTATATCTGCTTCTAGCAAGGCCTGTAGCTGGTTGCTGGCCACCACATAGTCGGCATCCAGCACCAAGGTACAATCCCATGGTGACAGATTATAGGCATCTACACGATTGACATTGTACCAGGTGACCTGAGACGGTAGGTCCTGGAAGGTTCTAGTTGATCCAGCAATCGGTTCTACATCCTGATTGGTTATGATTCTGGTAGGTATGCCAAGATGCCGTTCAATGTTGCTGGCTGACCAGCGAGCCATGGCTTCGTAGTCAACATGTTCGTTATTAAAAGCAAAGATTAACGCACCTGTGGTCATCGGTTACTGTTCAAAGTTTCATATTCAACCAACCAGGCATTGAGTTGTTCTTGCCAACGTTCAAGTACCTGCTCGTAAAATTCTTCAGCATTGACTCTTACCGGTGTTTCATACAGATCTAGGATCACAACATCACCACTACAGCATTTTAATAGAGTCAACAGCTCTGGTCCGGCCTGCCACATGCCTCCGGCATGAGCAAATACAGATTTGCCTTGGTATTTTTCTTTGAGCATGCGACGAGAAGCAGCATGCTCAAAACGGGCACGGGCGTGTGCTACAAGTTTTTCAGTATCCATAGGTTTATTATACTACAAAAACTACATAAGGTAAAGCCCCTTTCGGGGCTTTTGGTGATATATCGTCGAGTATTACGGTCATACGAATGATGACGAAATGGTTGGGCTTCCCCATGTATTGGCAATATAGAGTTGCTCTGGAGGTGTAAGAGTAACCAATACTGTGGGAGCTGAACCAAAGCTAAGAGTACCTGTAGTTGCCGCTGTTCCGCCTGAAATTGCTGTGTTGGAACCTGCGTTGCCATCACCTGCGTCGTACCAGGTGGTATACAGAGTCAAGGTGGTTGGCGCTGTGGTGCTGTTGACCAAGGCATTGATACGCACATAGTTGCTGGTATAAGCAGTACCCGTATCATTCTGTTGGAAAACAGTTGTGTTGGCTGTACCCAGGTTGAATACACCTGTGGCTGAAGCCAAGGTGCCCGGAGTTAATGTTCCACCGTACTTGTTGGTTCCTACATAGGTAGTACCATTGATAGTTTTGCTAGTGCCACTGCCGGTCAGTACCACGTTGCCTGCGCACTTGCCGCCGGCCCCGCCAAATCCAATAAAAGCATTCCATTCAGCATCGCCCTGGGTAGATCCACCTGCACCGGTACTGTTTTTGCTGTTGTACCATTTGATTGTTCCACCTGCATTAAAGAAAGAATAATAAGCAGCTGTGTTGGCAAACGTGATGGTGTGCGTCCAGTTGATACTCCAGGCGGCAGTACCACCACCTGTGGCAGTGGTCTTGCTGGGTGAGCCGGTCCAGCCGGTAAACAGGGTGCCAACTGAAGCCGCATTGGCACGATTGGCATAACAAGTGGCAATGTCGGTGGCCACGTTGGCATTGGCATAGATTATGTTGCCAGTGACCGGATATGGTGTACGGCTGGTAATTGATGAGCCCTGATGTGAAGCCATGTTGGCTATAATACTGAACAAACTTGACCACTGAGTAGCCTGTACTGTACCACCGGTCGCAACTGTGGAAATATTTCCTTGACCGTAACCTGCACCGTTGCCAGCTGTACCCCAAGTGGCATTAACGTTGCCACCAGATGTTGTACTTACGAAACCGTTGTAATCGGTGGCCTGTATGTTTCCAGTTGAGATGTATGTCATTTTTTGTTCCGGTTATTTGATTGTGACAATGGCTTCTACGGTGCCCTCGTCTGCTGTTAATTTATCTTTCAACGCACGACCAATCACATTAAATGCTGTGGCTTCTCCGGCCTGTGCTGCACGGGCTAGGCCCTTGCCAGCAGATACCAAGCGATCTCCTTTGCGCACGATACCAATGCTTCGCACCGGAACTCGTCCTGTCATGGCCACTGCTGGGTGAGTCAAATCTGATCCAGCTGAGCTGTTCATTAGGTAGGCTGCTTGGGTACTTATAACACCAAACACATTGTCGCTTAATTCTGTAGCACTTTGAGTGATTTCGGCAGAACCGCCCAACTCAACTACTGTACCTGGAGCCAAGTCGGCGTCGGCTTCAAAACGTTCAGCCACGTCAGCATACTGTGCCGTGATCTGTGTGCCTTGGATAGTGCCATTGGCACCAAAAATGGTCATGGCCGTGGTTGGAACTCCAGCCACGTTGACCACAAATGCTATGTTGCCACCGTTGTCTTGATTGGCCACGGTCACATTGGTATTGGCCACAGATACTCTGAAATCTTGGCTGGCGCCCACTGATAGGCCTGCATTGTTGTTGATAGCAATGGTACCAGTGGTTGTGGTATTGGAATCGGTACGCATGAAACTGTCGCTGGTAAATCCGTTCAGGTATGATGCGTTGTTGACTGTGCCCCAGAACTGTGGTGCCTGTCCATTGACTGTGGTGGCCAACTGTATGCCAGGATTCACATTGGCAAATCCAGGAATGGCCGACTGCGGAACGAATGTAGCGTCTTGACTCACAATGCCAACTATGTCGCTGTTGACTACCAGCTCAATCACAGGATGCACAGTTGAGTTGTTGTCGGTAATCACATTGGCAAATGCACCAGTGACACCTGTGGCTGAACTATAGTTTGGTCCAATCAATAGGAAGGCAGTGCCAGTCCAGACAAACAACTGTGCATTGGTAGTGTTGTACCAGAGGTCGCCAGTCACGTTACTGGTAGGTGCTGTTCCTTGCGCTGTGGCGCTGCTGATGGTTTTCCATGAAGAGCCGTTATAAACCTGTAGCAAGTTGCTACCAGAATTCCACCACAGTTGACCTGTTAGCGGAGCACCAGGAGGAGTAGTGTTGGATGAATTTTCTAGAAGGTGTATAAAGTTGGTGTCTAAGAATTGACCGTAACCGGCATAGTTTTTGCCCACCAGTGTCATGCTACTGCTGGTGTTTATTGTACCGTCAGGAATGACAGCAAATATAGCGCCATCAGTTAGGTTAATTGTGTATGACATGTTTTATTACTCCGTCTTGTTGTATTTACCGCACATTAATATACTCATATTTATGCGGCACTTAAATTTGTCAAAGTCTGGATACGCAGGGTATAATCAATCTGGATCTGGCGGTTCAGACTCTTTTGTACAGGGTGAAAAATAACATGGGTGATCAGCAACAGATCTGTGGCGCTGGTACCGTAGCACTGTAGCCCTAGCTCATCAAACACATATTCACCGTTAAAATTGGTACTGTTATCGTAGGCCTGTTGTCCAGCAGGTTCGCCGTAGTCCAAGGTACAGGTTACCACGATGTCTGTATAAGGTTGACCTGATGTATGCAGGACTGTCATGTAGTTGTTGGCTGGATCTAAATCGGCTACCGAATTATCATCTACCACCTTGACATAAGTTTCGTTGTACAAGGTAGCATTTGTGCCGGTAGTATTAGGTGGCAAATAAGTGATGACACCGGTTGGATCCACTGCACTACCGCCATTGCCAAAGGCCATGGCATAGATCCAGCCGCCGCCCTGAGCACTGGTTCTATTGCTCAGAGTGCGTGCCATAGCAATACTGATATTTTCATAGTGTATGGCATTTTTTTTATCAACTAACACTTCGCCGGTGTTAGGATCGGTAATTTTTACAAAGCCTTCAATTCTGGCCAGTCCGGGTTGGATCATCATGCTGGTTTCTCCACAAATTTTTCTTGTGTGTTTGGATCAAATATTTTTACAAATCCCCGTACTACCACAGTCCCGGTTTCATTGGGACGTGCCTGAGGAGCTTTTGCTGATTTTGGCGCAGTTTCTTGCTGGTTATTCTGGGTCATGAGTTATTTAGCTGGATTATAAGCCCCGTAAAAACCTTGCAGGTGCTGTTTCGGTATCCTGTAAAGGTTGTCCGTTGCTGGCGGTGCCATCGCCGGGTGCATACCAGGTTGATCCGCGCTGTACCAAGATAGTAACATCAACCCCTGCTGGAGGAGCTGTATCAAATGTCACAGTGGCCGGGTCAGCGCTGGTCAAGGTATATCCAGTCTGGACATATAATCCTCCTACATAGACCTGCACCGCTTCTGGTTGTTGTGTGGTTGTTAGGTCACTTACGTTGATATTTTCAGCTACAAATACAGTTTGAGTTCCATTGGACAGTATGGTGTTGCTGACCACGTGGTTCTGGTACTGTGCATACAGCAACTGACTTGGGCCCATGCTGTAAACTATGGCTCCAGCAACATGTGGAGCATTGGCTGTACCAGCTGTGCCACGTAAAAGACCACTGATGGTGTTGGCCGTAGTATCTCTGTAGCGATACATGATGCGTTCGGCATCTATGGTAACGACTCCCCATATGTCAGCCGCCAAATCTGGAGCCGACAAGGCCGCGGCATTGGCCACATGAATCACATCATCAGTTTTAGTCACAGCCTGAGTTGTTGTGCTGGTGGTATCTGGTGTCATTCTGTAGGTTGCCTGCACTCCGCGCATGTCTTGGAATATACGGAACTCCATGGCTTCGGGCACAACAAAGTTTGTAAACTGTGTGACTATCACTTGATCAGTTGGTCCCATGACTCCGGTGTTGAGATTCAGTTTGGTTCCGTCAAGAGTAAATCCGCTACCATTGAATAGGCGGCGACCATTGAAGTAGACCCACAACCGGTCTGGGTCAGTGATTATGGTACCCAGATCTATGTCATTGACTTGCACTGTTTCGCCTGTGGTGAAGTCGTATGATCCAGAACTGTTGTTGTAGGCATCGGTATCATTGCTACGCACTAGATCAACTGCATAGGCCAGTCCAGTGCCAGATCCTGGACCAAGAGCTTGGAATATAGTTCCAGGATTGTTATTGGCGGCGCCACACAAGGTCCAGTCAGTGTTGCCGGTGATGTAGATCTGATAGAGATAGTTGGCCTTCAGGGATCCTGCTTCAAACGGACCAGGGTCAGAAGAATACTGTACGGACTGTATGTAATTAGGATCAAATGGAGTTTCATCAAGGCCTTCTGATACAGTGATACCAGCTACCACTGGACCTGAAAACAACTGAGTAAGAAGTCCTTGTTGCCGTGTGTCATTCCAGGATGTCACAGCAATAGTAGATCCAGCAGGTGGAACTAGTCCAGCTCCGGCCACAAAGGTCAGGACACCATCGCTCACTATGGCCTGTGGATTGGCTGATGCGTAGATCTGTATGGCAGTGCCGGCGGCAGGAACAGTGTTAAAGGTTACGTATTTTGTGGCACCCACAATGGATCCACCTGACACATAGGCCCCGGTACTGGTGTTGCCAAAAAACACACTGGTTACAGTACAAGATATAACTGTAAAGGTACCATTATAGCCACTGCCAGTTCCGGTCAAGCCAGTAACAGTAATTTGTTCACCGGGTAGATAGGGAGGAACTGCCTGGGCCGCAAATGTCAATCTGGCTACACTACCATTTCCATTGGCTCCGTTGACCGCTATAGGACCCAGTGGTGACAGGGACCATTGTGTGGTTGCTACAGGTAAATTGTTTACATAAACCGACACAGCAGAACTTGAAATTGTACTAGGATCCACGCCCGAGCGTGTAGGCAACAGGAACGATGAAATGGCACCATCGCCCACATAATTGACACCACTGGCCATGCGAGCTCTAGCCCCGTTTACGGATACAATCAAATTACTGGGATTACTGTAGTCCAAATTGTTATCTAGCACATATGATGTAGCACCTGTGGCTGTGATAATTTGAGTCTGTGGAGTACTCCAGCTGTAGTTGGTTGTTACTCCGTTGATAGTGGTAGGTGCCAAAACATATAGGCAGACAAAATCAGCCGCTGTCAACTGTTCAAGGAACACCACTTCGGTTTCATTGACTCCATAGGCTGAGTAGACATAATTGGTAGATAACACACCATTAATAAACACCACCAGTTCCTGTATGTTGGGATTCGTACTGCCCTGTTGGTAATATTCTACCGGTAATATGGCATAACTGTAAACAGTAGTGTCAACTGTGTGGGTGGGCAAATTGGCACCGTTGTAGTTGTTTCTGTAAAGCTGATTGCCTCCACCGACTTCAAACACAGAAATCACAATGGTATCACCAGCAGTGGCATTGCCTGTAATGGTTATCTGTTGATTGGGCCAGTCTACAGTATATCCTGTGCCTAACACCAGATCAGTTTCCTGCGTTTGATTGGACACACGTACCTGTGCTGGGTAAGGTGCCATACCGGCAAAGCTCACAGTTGGAGTCAAGGGATCGTATACAAATTTTTCAAGAACTTCAAGGAACCCGTGTCCTCGTTGTTGCCAGTCAGCGCCAGGTGTGGTATATACCCGCATGTCCAAGGTATCAAATTCGCTGCCAGGTACCAGTTCTTCTGGAGCATAGCTGCTGAAGGTATCAATGTATCCACCGCCGTCCACATTGATATCAGTGGGTCTTGTTCCTAGATATAGATCCAGATACGAACTAGAATATCTAGCATCTAGAATACTAGGATCATATGTGGGTTGTCCACTGGCATCGTAGCTGATGTTATCAAATGGATTGATGTTGTAATTGCCCACATCAAAACCTGTGTTCTGGTTGTAAGTGGGTCCAGTGACCTGGACTCCAGGATAGCTGACTCCGTTGATCAACAAGGGCAGACTGAGTCCGGGCATGTTGACACCGGGTACATAGAAACCCATGGTGCGATCTACACCACTGAGCTGACTAGCTGGTACCAAAGACCAAAATGCCGGATCAAAATAGCTTTCATTCAAGGTAGTGTTGGCTGACCAAACCGCATCAAGATAACGAACTCGATCCCCTGCGTTGTAGGTCACGCCTGCTTGCCATTCGTGTATGGTAGACGCATACTGGTAACGATCATACTTGATAGTAGTTTTGAAACTGCGTACTAGACTGTTGCTCATGACAGCAACCGCTTGCGCACCCGACCCGTTGCCACCGGTGAGAGAAATAGTAGCTGTGGTAACGTAACCGGATCCGGGTGTGAGCACATTTATGGCCACAACCTGGCCAGCACTGTTGATCACAGCAGCCATGGTGGCCTGCTGGGTGCAGTTGCCTGTGACCACTACCACTGGTGGTACGGTATAGCCCGATCCGCCGTTGACTATTTCTACCGAATCAATATTGAGAGTATAGTTGTTGAACCAGTCGGACCAGGGCCATTGGCTCCATACAGCGGCATTTGATGCTTCGTCGCTGATGGTTGATTCAACTAGGCTGCCGGATAGCGTGTATGGAGTCAGCACAGGGCTAGTAAACTGCGGTATTACCAGATCTGTATTCCAGTAAGCCGGCAGATCAAAGTCACTTAGTTCTCCACCATAGGTATCAAGACCGTCATATATCAAATTAAAGGCAGAAGTCTGCACATGATAAGGTTTGACTTCATTCAAATAATCTTGAACAAAAATCTGATTGTCCTTTTGATACAGCTGATAAGGTAACAAAGCACGCAAATTATGATCTACTTCGATGAAACTGCTCTTGACCAACCAGTCAGGAGCAGTAAATTCACTGTAGACAAAGTTGAACAACAAGATCAAGCACTGATTACGGAATATCAATAGATCATCAATGAATAATTCTTGATTGATGGCCTGGATGATTTTTCTAGTCTCAATCACTGGTTCTTGATCAAAGTACTGAGCATCAAATACCTGGGCGTCATATCCGTATTTTCCAAGCTGATAGTTCCACAAGGTCTCACTGAATGCAATGGTACCTTGTTGTAATCCTACTCGTGTCCAGTCTGATATGGCTCCGACAGCAGTGGTACGTAGATAAATTTCCCACATGCCACCATTGTAATTGGTGACTTGCACACTGCTGCCAACAGGAGCCTGTGATAGGCTTAGGCTCAGCAGATCACCGGTATTTTGTACCTGTGCCACTGGTTGTGTGGCCTTGTTGTATCCGGGCAGATACCAGTCAATGTAGTTCCAATAAAGTGGAGTATCGTAATTTTGGATACGTATCAGATTTGTTTCACGCTTGAGCCCTGTAGCATCTAGTGCCACTTCATACACAGTCCAACGACCATTTTGTGTTGAATCCGATGTAACTAAAAATAGATAGCCTAACGGAACAATATAAAGATTTTGATAAGTCAGTACTTCGTAGCTGTCTACCTGTTGGTTGTAACCATTGGTGCCTGTCACTGCCACATTGGTCAAATACAAACTGTCATTGAGAATATAAGTTCCAGAGTCACCATAGCCATTGATGGTGACAAAAGGTGGTATTCCGTCTCCGGTCAGGGTCATTCCCACCACGAACTCACCTGTCAAGTCACCACCCACAGTGAGAATATTGCCCGAGATTGAACAAACTGTAGCTGTGGCTGTGACCGATGATGGCAAGGCTTCAGAACTGTTGAGTAAATTGAAACTCCTAATTTCACTGATAGGGTACTGCGCCAGTATAGAGTTGGCTCTGGTAAGATAATTTTCCAGTGCTGCAAATCGATCACTGAACATGCTTTGTCTTGGCCGGAACTTTACTCCGTAACGCTGACCAGGACTTAGGAATGGATCAGGTACTGGATTTCCTACAGTATCCTCACCGCAGAGACTGTCTTGTAATTTTCTATACAGGGTGTCGTCCAAGAAACTGTGCGGACGTCCGTCGGCTACAAGTGCATACTCTTGATGAATATTATTTTGTGAGCCAGCGGCCTGTTGATCATATTCAACATGTAACACTGTGTTGTTGGCACTGACCAGATTTGGAACTGCATTGTACAGTGCAATGGCACTGGAATTCAAAGCACCTATATAGGCAATTCCACTGTTGATAGGATATTGAATATAACTGGCAATGGCTGTTGTGCTCAGAGTCTTACCTGTGTATACAGTAGGTATATTCCTAACCCAATAGTAATAAGTGGTAGAGAACAGCCCATTGAGTCCCAGGGCAGATCCTACACTGTAACTAGTGGTGCTGAGCGGTGTTCCAGGTCCACTATAGTTGGCTGGTGGTACAGAGCTTTCTATCCACTGATAGATGTCTACTCTACTGCCCGGAAATGTTTGTCCCCATTGGCGACTAGCATAGGTTATATCATTCTGATTGGGATTGATAAATCTTACCAGGTTGGTGTCCCACCAGATTTGACCTACATGGCTGGCAGCCCAGGTAGTTCCATTGTTGTGTACAGTTCCGTGATTGTAACTGGCTGGGTCTACAGCTCCAATATAGTCAATATTTTGCTGGGCCACTCCAAGTATCTTGCCCTGCAATGGATCAATAAAATCGTAATAGGTCTGCGTGCTGCTCAACAGCTTGTCAAAAGAATAAACAGAATTAATCAATTCTACATTGACCACTGGTTCTTGTTGATGTATCACTTGCCAGGCTGGCAAGCCCAACAGATTGTCAAGCACAGTGGCAGTTCCATAGTTGGTTTGATTGGCTGATCCAAGATCGGCACCTGGAGCACCGGCTATCAGTTGTCCTTCAGTGAAAGATACCGAAGTTCCAAAGCCATCGCCCTGGGCCAAAGTGGTGTTATAAACCTGTTGACCAAATACCAGTTGTCCTGGGTTGGTAGCCGAAGGATTGGCACTTTCTAAAAGATCAAATGTGTAGACCACGCCAGAGTTGGTCACTAGATTGCTAAAGCTGGTGCTATTTTTGTCAAATATGGTCTTACCGCCGTCGAACGGCATGATTTCGTACACGTTGCCGTTGGGCGATCCTACCACTAGATTTGATGCCGGGGCATTGACACCCAGGCTATGTCCAAATCGTCCAGAATTTACCGGATTGGGACTGTAGATAGTTTGCGTATAGATCCAGCTGGTAAAGCCAAGGTTGGCGAATGCTGTTCCATTGCTGCCGGGCAACACTGTGAGTTGACTGTAGGCGGTTGCTGAAGGATTTATGACATTCAACACCAGGCGTCCCGAAACAACCAAGATGGTTTTGCCACCCAGTGGAGCTGTTACAAATAAGATCTGTTGTGCGGTATTGTCGTAGGTATAGTCGGTACTATAGGTTTGCAATACACCTGCAACATAGACCTTAGTAGTTGGGCCGCCCGGGCCAAACACTGTAGAAGAATAAATGGATCCCACATCATAGATCTTGGTTGTCCCGTCGGCCACAAATGTAAGATCGCTGGTTAGGCTAGCCGACACATTGGGTATGCTGAAACTGAGTTTCCAGAACGACGGATTGTTCGAAGGCGTCTTGTTGGTGCTGGTGGTCAGAGCTGTGTAGCACAAGTTTTGGTAAATCACTCGATTACCGGTATGGTACTGCACAGTGCTGAGATATGGGCCTGGATTGATAGCACGGGCCAGTCCAGCAATAGTGTTGTCGGGACTAGCAGGCACCGCTATCTCTATGTTGTTGATACGTATGGTATCACCGGCTGTAAGAGTTGGATTGGCTATGTTGCTCACAATCACTCCATACCTACGACTCTGGTCTACGAGGCTTTGTACTTCACCACTGTTGGTGGTTGTGTCGCTAGCATTCGGTGCGCCAACATAAACCGTGGTGTTGTTGGAACTCATGGCTAGGCTGTAACCAAACTGGGAGTCACTGGCGGGATTATTTGCCGACAGTTTTTGCACCAGCTGGAACTGGTTGGTGCTGATTTCTAATTCGTCGCCTAGAACTAGATACACTGAACTGGACAGTATAATGTTGTTGCCTGAAACTGTATATTGACCATTTAAGAAATTAGCTGTATTGGTCAAGACAGTCTTGTTTAGTGTGACCTGAACTGGTGTGCTGACCATACCAGGTACAGTATATACCAGCTGAGTGGCATCGTTTACAATGTAGCGTATCACGCTACGATCGTACACATAGCTAGACCCTGCATGTGTAACTATGTTGCCGTTGCTATCTAGAGTCTGATCATTTTTAGCACCCACTATGAGTGTTTGTCCGTCGGTGCTGGTGACCAGACTGCTGCCAAATCCAGCATCATCAGCCAGACCCAGGCTGCCAGTTTCCAAGGTGTTGACCAAGGCCCAGTAGGTTGATGTTATGACATCAATGCTTGCACCTGCTCTAGGCGCTACTGCAAATACCAACCCAGTGTCGGGAGTATTTACAACCACCTGCTCCATAGAGTCGGTGTTTATGTATTCACCATCCAGAGTGACCAAATCTTCAAGATTGCCAGTGTTATAAATGTAGTCAATAGATGGGCGTTGTAAAATTCCATCAACATATACTGTAAATGAATCTATGTCGGTAATGGTATACAGAAATCCTGTCAAATTAAAACCAACTCTTGTACCATTGCCGGTCAAATTAACAGCCACCCGACGAGTGATTCTCAGTTTTTGATTTGGTGGCAGTTGTGTTATCAGTTGTATTGAGTTTGAATTTACCTGATAGTCAACCTGGTATGTCAAGGCCCGGTTGTTCAGCGTGACCAGCAGTTGTGCAGGTGCCTGATAATTGACCTGTATTGAGTCACTCCAGTTGTAAAATACCGTGACCCCATCAGTGACATATTCAACTGACTGTGCCTGTTGATCCACTCGCGTGTAGGCATATACTCTGTTGTGTCCAGGACCACCAATGTACAACCATCTTTCGTCATAGCTGAGTGCGATCGCAGTACCAAACTGCAAATTATTAAGGTAGTATTCAGGTGAAGTTATCAGCTGATTTATTCTAAATTCGTTGGTTGCAGGATCTTGATACAGTACAGTTGCATAGCCCTTGTTACCGTTACTGGCCGGTGCACCAACGGCTGCCCAGGTATTGTTGCCATAGGTGACCTTTTGACCAAAACCAAGAGTGTTTGTGGCATTGATGGTCAAGCTGACGCCGGTTCTGTAGTTGCCGTCCGAGGTTCGGTAGAAGGTTTCTACTTGACCAGTGCCTATGCCAGGTGTTCCAATCATCAAGGTACCACTGTTGAATGACTGTGTCACGCTGGTGCCAAAGTTGGCCTGCTCAACTAGACTGTTAGGTTGCAATATGCTATTCTGCGTGAAAGGAGCTGTTTTTTCAAGCACTTCCCATTGTCCATTGCCGTTGTTGTCAACCCAGGCCCTGGCACCTGAAAACAGCTCTTTGGAATATGGCAAGGAGGCCACATCACTGGCCTGCGCTACACGCTGAGTTTGCAAGCGCCAAACCAGTCCGTTACCACTGCTGTAAATGGTAGTTTGACTGGTGCTGGTAAAGCTGTATGCTATGACCACAGTGTTTAGCGAAGGCGTAGACAGGACACGATACACTCCATCAATTCCGGTGGCAAAGTAACGCATGATAATTAGATCACCCACAGCCAGACCTGTGGTCTGGCTCAGTGTTACCAGACTGGTGCCGTTGAGATTGTCTGTAATCTGCAGGATCTGACCTGCAACCTGTGTGCAACGATACACATTCCAGTTGTAACTGTTGTCTTTGGCCACCCAGATACTGGTACCAGTTCCAATCGTGTTGATTTGGCTGGCTATGTTGGACGGATCGTCCAGACTGAATACAGTGATATCTACATCATCAAGATTGACATAGCCAGCCGATGGCAAGGCTGTATTTGATACTGGAGAAGTGATGGTAGGTAGTATGTTTGTGCTATTGATATTGTAACTGGAACTCCACAAATTACCCAACTGTACTGTTTGATCTGCCTGGCTGGTTTCACCTGGATAGATGATCTGCACTGTGCTGGGGTTGCTGGTCAAATCTGCTTCATTCAACAGGATTTCAAAATAGCTGCGATTGTAGTTGGCACCATAGGTTCCTACCAGTATGCCCCACTCTTCGTAGATGTTGTACTGTCCTGTTTCCTTGCCAAGATTCACGCGAGTTAATAGTTCGGCGGCACGCAGGCTACCCTTGGTCTTGATGAACTGCTGATACAGATTGATCTGGCTTACGTCATCCAGCTCAAGATCAACCATGTACTGGCGTGGCTGGAAGCCAATCAGGTTATAGGCCAGGAGGTCGTTGTCGCTGTTGAGATTGGCTGTTTGTGTGCTGTAGGTATTGGCCAACTGATCGGCCTTGTTGGCCAAGTTGGGCAATAGGCCTTGATCAATCATGGCGTAGTTGCTCTTGTACCAGTCATTGTAGTCAAACTGTGTCTTGGGCTGTACTAGGCCGGCAGCCTGCCAGTAGTTGTTTTTGTAACGTACAATTTCACCCTTGGTATAGCGTTGTGTGCTAGACCAAGGCTCAACGTTATTGTAGTTCAGTATGAACCCTTTGGCATTGAGAGTACCGTCCCATTGGGTGCTGTTAAATGCTTCCAGGTACAGGCGATTTTGGCGGGCTGCAGTGATAGGATCATAGATAAGATCATTGAATATGTCCACATTATCAAATACGATCATGTTTTCATAATCAGTAAACTTTAAATCTAAGAAACTAATGGTTTGTGATGTGCTGGGTGCAGGTTGGATAGTAAATGTATCGCCCGAGCGTTGTATCACTAGATCTCGTGTGGCAAAGGTCTGACGATTTTGATCCAACAGCTGATTGGCCAAACTGTAACTTATGATGTCGTCTACTACCGATCCAACTTGATACACAGTCAGTCTAGTTGCGCTGGGATTTAGATTGATAATAGTGCCTTCGCTCCAGCCCTGTTCTGCATAATACAAGAATTCCTGAGCCATTTGGTTCCAGTTTATGATCAGTCCATTTTCAATCTGGGTGAATGTAAATCCTTGATTGGAAAGATACTGGCCGTAGCTGAGCAGGAAGTCGACTACCATGGTTGCATTAGAGAACACATAGCCATACGGTATGTAGGCTACTGAGTTTGAATACTGTGCCGGTACTGAAACAGTAGCACCGCCAGCTGATATAGTTTGTAGTATGCCATTGGGCAAACTGACCTGTATAGGGAAATAGGGATCATATCCACTATAGCCGTATACAGCATAGCCACCAGCAACTGTTTCAACTATTACTGAACTGTAGGTTATACGTCCATAAGGTTGATCTTTGTAGACCAGGAGATTATAGCTTTCGGGCGGAATGTACAGACTTTGATTCTGACTCTCCGGACTGGATTTTTCCAAGGCGATCTTGAGATAGTTATCGGCTGTCCAAGCTGCCATTCTATAGCACAGGCGAACATCCAGGTTGGCCAGATCAGTGCTCAAAATATTAGTGCTGTTGAGTCCGCGCTGTTGATTGAAGTCTACGATCCAGTTGATAAAACTGGCCTTGCTCACACCATTGCCGTAGATTTGTAGACCACTACCATCTAGTCTATAGCGTCCATTGTAAAGATACTGTTCTAGTTCAGTGTTATATCTGTAGAGATCTCTATCGGCAAACAGACTGAAGAATTCTGCCGGGCGTGTCAGGGCCAGCAGTCGCATGATAGCAAATGGATAGCTGGAGCTCATCCACCAAGAAGCTTCTACAGGGCCGCCGTCGCCAACTTTCCAGCTGCGTTTGAAATTGTTGGGATCATACACGCCGACCACGCTTTCCAAAGGCGGTAGCAGTTGTCCTTGCTCATCAACCGGAATAACATTGGTCAGGCCTGGCCGTACATAGCGTGGATCTACATAAGGAGCTACAGGATCCGCCACATACCCGACTTCGAGGTCACCCCACAGCACCAGGTTGTCACTGGTATAAGGTACAGGACCATAGCGATCGGTCCACCAGACTGGTTGCTCACTGAATCCCAGCATTTCCCATGGTGTGAGATTGGGTGTAAATGTGTCGTAAAAATATCTATAAATTCCGCGCCAGGCACCTTGTGTCAGAGCTGTTTCATTGATGTTGCTGATTTGACCGTTGACAAGTCTAATACCATCACCGGTATAGTTGTAGGTAAATGGATTGTTGGCCAAGTAATCCTGGGCAGTATAATCCAACTTGTTGTAGCCAACCCAGCTGAGGAAATCTTCGCCCAAGATCTGGGTGATGGTGGTGTTGCTGTAGTCAGTGGTCCTGAAGTAGCCAGGAATCACATCCTCAGCTGTAAGCGGCACAGGATTGCCATCATTTTTCAAATTATCATAAATTCTGGTTTCAAATTCCAACAAGACCTGATCGCGAATGTCACCAAAGGCCACGGTGGTGCTGCCATCGTGTCCTTGGATAACAAAAGTTGGATTGATGTAGTCTGAATCTAGATAAAGCTCAGGACGGAACTTGGGATATAAACCCAACTTGGTCGGTGTGTTGGGGACATAGTTGCCGGTTGTGTCGTTGTATTCATTGATCGTGACCGTATCGCCCACGTTGAGAGGAATTAACACAGTCAAGGTTGGTGTATCTGTACCAACCACATAGTCATAGTTACGAGTCAACAAACGACCGTTTAGATAGACCAGGAGTCCTAGATAATTTGATTCAGTAAAATTATAAGTTTGTACTGTGTTGAATTGGTTGGTTGTGATGGCTGTGACCGTATAGGTATTGGAAGCATAAACTTTGCCGGATGGCAACATGTCTGACCAATAGAATGGACTCAGTTTGGTGTCGCCAGCATTCATCAACAGCATGGCACTGTCTAAAATTTCTGGTACAGTTTGATTGCCCCAGTCGTTGGTGATCACGGTATTGAGCAACTGTGATTTGAATTTGATATATTCGCGACTGTTGTAATCAAGGCTTTCAAAAATATTGAACTGTTCATTGCGTAAAAAATAACCGGCCAAGGTCAACGGAGCACTTTGTTGTAAGATCTGCAGACCGTACGGAATAATATTGCCTAGGTCTCTAGTGTTGTTGGGTCCAATTACAGGTCCTTCAAGACCGATCAAGTTTTCAGCTATGGTGCTGTAGTGATTGCGTGCAGTGCCCAATGTAAAATATTGGCTATTGCCGTTGAATGGATTGTTTTCAAGATTAACCGGTACCTGATAAAATCCTACACTACTGGTTTGATCACTTAGGACCTGTACTTCAATCAAGTCACCTGGCACATAAGTGGTCAGCAAGGTAATGGTTGTGGTCGTAGCAGTTGTAGTTACAGTGTAATTGTAGCTTTCTTGGAACGTGGCATTGACAAATATCTGCACAGCCGGCACCACGGTATTGGTGTTGACTGCTATGTCCAACTGCAAAGGAGAACCATCGTAGGTAAACTGGAACTGCTGGCGTATCTGACTCTGTGTCACTGCTGGTTGCCAACCAATGTCCTTTTTGAAGGTCACACGATTTGAGTATTCGTAAACAAATCCTGTGCTGATGTTGGTAGTGTATCCTACATTGTCAATGGTGTAGTTGAAGGTGTCGTTGTAAAGATTGTTCTCAAACTTGATGTCACCTATGTTGGTCAGATTGAGATAGACCAATGGAAATCCTAAAACAGCATCCGTAGCACCATTGCCGATGGCATAGCTGAAAAGTGGACTGCCGGTAAAGGTCGAGCTGGGATAAATGTCTTGATTTCCAAAACTGTATCCATTGGTGTCGTACACATCAAACTTTGGTGGCTGATTTACACTGGTTTTTTGTTGGCACTTGACCCACTCAGTTCCATCATATCTAAAACTGATGCCCTGCAGTGTGGATCCATCTATACATACAGTATTTTGATCGGGCAAGGCCGAAGCAACGGCTGTTAGATTGATAACTGGTTCGGCAATCAAGGGCGGCACAGTGTCGGGTGTTATAAACTGCACTTGATAAATGTTGTTGCGTACAAGTGGATCTAGATCACCGGCAAAGATAATTGTGCTGCCATTGAGCAGGGTATAACCGTCGGTGCTGAAGCCAATGGATCCATTCACAGTGTGCAGAGCATCGGTCTGATCAAAATTAATAATGTTCACTGGTGGCAGAGCATCGGTGCCAAAATCATACAGTCGTAACCCTCCACGGAATTCCAGGATAGGTCTACGTGCGATGAATTCGTTGTCGTAAACAGGAACAGTATTGTTGTACTTGGCAGATGCATTGATGACATCAATGTGGAACCAACGATTGCTACGACTCCAGGGATTCTGATTCATCGCCGAGCGATTGATAGTGATATAGTCAGGAACCAAGGGTGCGTTCAATGTACCATCAAATGGTGACTGATCAAACAGCAAACTAGAAAATGGGGTGGTGGCGTTTTTGGTATAGGTCTCAGGAGTTATAAAATCTCTTGTCAGCGACAGGGTGATTGCTGTGCCAACTCCTTCTACAAAATAACTGTTGCCTTCGTAACTGGCAGGATAAGTCGGACTGTTGAAAGTGACTATCATGCCGTTGGTAAAAGCCACACCGTTGGGACTGGTATAAGATTTACTACCAAGTATGCGATCAATATCCAGTGTCGACGTGTTTTGGTCTACTAGAGTTATTGTGCCAAATATGGTAGGATCTGTGCTGTCCTGATAATACAGGATATCCTGTGTGGCCGTCAGCAAAGGCATTTGCTCAAATACACTGTCGGCATTCTTATACCAGTTGGTATTGGCGTACTGGGTACCAAACAATATGGTGCATTTTGTAAGATTGTCAACAGTGAACGCCAGAGTCAAATTAATAACACCATCTACATAGTTGATTCGCCAGACATTGTACAGAGCTGGGTCCACATTATTACTACCAGCGAATATCAAGGTACGTGTGTCAAGATTGGTAATGCCGTCGATGCCTGCAGGGTTGGCCAACATGAAATCAGCCACAGTCTGTCCATTGACAGAGTCAAAGGGCAAGGTAGTGACCAAATCAACCGTACCCAGAGATTGGTTAGCGACAGGGCCAATGACTGGCATGTTATAAAAGAAATTCTGTGCGGTATTTGCTGGTGTATTAAAAGTGACCGTGCCCAGGTCGGTGCCATTATTGACTACACCCAGCACATCTCTGCTGCTGATGTTAGGAGTGGCAGGAATGAGTCCATTCACTCCTGGAGCTGTTTGTATCCAAAATTGAGAACCTGTACCAGGAGTGGCATCAATAATGTTGAATGTGCCTTGTAGATTAAATTCTACATCGTTGCAATAGTACAGAGTATCAGGGGCATCTTGCGGAACCGTAAACGTGACAAGACCAGTGGTAGCACCGTTATTGTTGACTCCTGAGTTGTAGACATTTACAGTACCAAGACTCACTTGGGTCTTGATGTAAAATGCCAGTGGCGCCGACTGTGTGAGATTAAATGTGTAGGTGTTGCCACGTGTCAGGGTCAGACTAGGATTGGCTTCATAGTCAATATTCCAGTTGGCAGTTCCGTTGTTGGTCACACGATATTGTACAGCAGCCTGCTCATTCTGAGCCACCACAAAGTTATAACTGCCGCCGCGGGCCAAGGTTATGTTGGGATTATTGCCGGCGACGCCTGAAAATGTGTAATAGCCGTTGTTGCGTGTTACAGTAAAATCTTCTAATGTAGCAACTCCCCCATTGGTCACCGAAACCGGTAAGGGTCCAAATGGCAACCAGTAGTACTGGGCATAATTTATGTACTTGTCAAAATCAACAAAGGGATCCCAGGCATAGTAGTCACTCTTGTATAGGTTGCTGGGATTGGCCACATCAGCTCCTTGGACTGCCAAGGCATCATTGATACCAGGATAGGTTATTGCATCAACTACCTGATGTGTGTTGGCCGGATTGACCTGTACCACACCCGGTTCCAGCTGATAGTTGCGACGGGTGGCTGTAGGTTCGGTCACATAACCGTCGTTGGCATTGACTCCGGGTCCTACACGTTGACCGATGAAACCTTGACTCTTTTTGAATGCCGGTTCTTGTATCAGCTGATCAAGTGTGGCCGCCAAAAATTGTTCATTGACCGGCGTTTGGAATATTTCAGGAAGAAAATCTACCGAGCGTACATTGGCGGCCATTAAATTACTCCACTACCAGGTTGTGTTTGTAGATTGGTACTGGTTAGAGCGGTAATAACTTCAACATCGTTGACTGTGGCTCCGTTGACAAATATCTGATTGGGCGCACAACGGATTTCATACAGATCACCAAAGCTCTTCTGTGGATTCAATGGCACCAGAACCACGCTGCTGACCACATCGCCAATGTTTTGATGTATGTAGGCGGCCAGTTCTGAAAAATAGAATGTCTGACCAAAGTCCCAATTCTGTAGATCAAAATAGGCACTCATGTTGGCCACCACTAAATTTTTAATTGTGCTGACACTGGCAGTGCTTTGCGCAGATTGTATTACCTTGACTGTGGCTCTGAGAGAATCCACTGCCTTGCTACCAAACAATGGTTGGAAATCCACACTGTTGAGAATCATGTTGTCGCTGATCATCTTGTAGCTTTGTAGACCCGAATAGGCTGTGGTCAGCTCATTGATGGTAGGTGGTGTTGGGTTGACCACTGTACCGGTAGTGTCCTGTATCCAGTTGGTATAGGCAGTGTAGTAATCATTGGTCACAACATAGAGGTCGATGATATTGGTAGATCCAGGATCAATTCTGCTGGTCAAGGGGCTGTTGTGGCGGTACTGGAAATACAGTCCTTGGCGACCGGTCAGTGCCAAATAAGTGTCGGTTGGAGTCAACGTGTAGTTGCCTGAACTGTCTAGAGTCAGGATATAAAACACCTGGTCCTGGTAAGCATAAAATACCTGGCCTGTGGTGTACTGACTTAGATTCAACTGTATGGCCACTATGGTAGCATAGTCGCTGTTGACTATGCCAGGATTCAGCATGAGATATCGTTGTAAATTATCAAAGTCCACTGTGGCCTGGAAGAACACCAGTTTGTGATTGGAGTCAACATTGGGTGCTACAATGTCATTGAAAAAATCTGGATTAGATGGAATTGAATCACCATAGCCGTAGCTGAAACTGACTTCAACCTGGAAGTCATCTGTTAGTCCATCACTCAGCACAGGTTGGTCAATGATGTTCATTACCTTGTCGCCATTGAGCGGTAGATTGCTGTCTGGTTGACTGTTTACCTTCAAGACATTGACATAGTCTCTGATGACTGTTCCGGTCCGGCTATCGTAAATTGGGTCGCCTGTGTAAAAGAAAAATCTGGTTTCGGCCACGCTGCCAAAGTAGTAATTGAGAGATCGGCTCTGCACAGTATAGTTGGTGCCATTGGTGGTACACTGTATCAACCAGCTTGCATCCAGCCCTTGTCCAGATGTATTCTGGGCGTATTGTGTGCTGTAGTCAGCTCCCACTGCCAGATTCTGCTGGGTAATCAAGTACCAGGTGGCTGTCAAGTTATCGTAGCCCAATCCAAAATTTTGACTAAGATAGATCTGATTTACAATGGTTTGCTCCAGTGTGCTTCCTAGATCTGTTTCAAACACCGGAATAACCAACAAAGGAATAGCACCAGTTGGCACAAAGGTATTCAACACCACGGGTCCAATGCCTGAAGGCAAGTTACCCAGGCCTTGGGCTGTTCCGCTAAGATACACTGCTGTTGGGCTGGCCCATATGGTCAGCTTTTCGTCGGCCCCGGTGGGACTTCCTACCTGCAGTTTGTTTTCTTTGTCAAAATAGTAGCCGGGTGGAGCTCCAAACTGTACCAGACTGCCTTGTGTAATAAAACGAGCATTATTGCTGGCAAATGATCCAACGGCCACAGGATTGCCTAGACTATTTTGGAAATAGCCAGTGGTCTCATTGGTTATGACTGTGCTCTGATGCCAGGTCAAACTCAGTGCAGACAGGTTGGGTCTGTTGAAGTTAGCATAATAGAATTGTTGCAGTCCGGCACGAGCCAACAAGGGATTGATCTGATTGTATACCACATCAGAAATGTTGTTGGTGGTAGTGTAGTTAAATTTGAAAGTAGGGCGAGTATTGCTTTCGTATAGGGCACCATCGCTAGCAAAAATACTGGTGCTGGAATACTTGCCAGTACCGTCCACTAGATCAAGATAGCGGCTGGTTCCAATACTGGCGCGATTTACCGCTGTGCTTTTTAAAATGCTATTGTACTGAGTAAACGGAAAGTTTGAATAGTCTTCGCCGTTGACCATGCGATTTTGCGTGTAGTACTGAGCAGGTGCACGCTGTTTGATTTCGGCAATGGTTTCTCTGGCCTGGGCATTGGTCACAGGTTGCGTGATTCCACAAACAAAGGTGATGGTTTCGATGTTGCCTGTTCTACTGACATAGCTGATGGGAATGCTCACACTCTGCATCTCAGCAGGATTGATTATGTAGGTAAGGCCATTTGATGCCCGCACATAGG